CAGATGAAGTTTTAAACGACCCTGAAGAAGCAGCTATCATGGCACAAATCATAGGAATGCAAAATGTTGGACAAACAACTGGCGAGGAAGCTCAACCCAATAGTCAACAACCCGGAGGTATGGGAAGTCTTGCAGGAACACCTGCAGAACCTCAAGAGCTTGGACCTACAGGCACTGGCGGTGGCAACATCGGAATCGGAAATGTTCCGGTTGCAGGGGAAGATCAATTCTCTGGTACGCCTAGAGCAGTTGCCGGAGCAGGTTAAAGAAGCAGCAAATAGAAAAGAGGAAATATGAAAAAAAAGAGTTTATTAAAAGACGATAGCTTTCCAGATTTAAATAAAGACGGTGAAGTTACTTATGCTGATGTATTAGAAGGCAGAGGTGCTTTTGCGGTTGGTGGTTCTCTTTTAGCAGATGATATGCCTGTAGAAGAAAACAAAATGGATGAACCTATGATGGAAGAACCTATGGTTAAAGAACCTATGATGGATGAACCCATGATGGATGAGCCTGAAGAGGATATGCTTCCTGATGATGAGATGGAAGATGAATACTTAGATTTTATTTTAGACGAAGCATTAGATAGCGAAGAAGAAGACTATCTAATGTCACAGTTACAAAGCAACGAACAACTTAGCGAAATATTCGACAAAGTTATAGACGTTGCACAAGAATTTGCTGGGTCTGGTCCTGTTGAAGGTCCGGGTTCAGGAGTCTCTGACAGCATACCCGCAAGGTTATCTGATGGAGAATTTGTCTTTACTGCTAAAGCTGTAGAAGAAATCGGAGCCGACAACTTAATGGCGATGATGAAAGATGCAGAAATGAAAGCAGATGATAGACAAGGTTTAGCTGAAGGTGGAGAACCTGAAGAAGATACTGTTGAAATGGAGGTTGAAAAACCTGCAACTAAACAGGATATTAGAGTAGTGAAAACTACTGTAGATAATGGTGGTAAAGGATTATTAGATGAAGATGAAATATCTAAAAGTATTAAATCTAAAATGATGCTTGACAACCGAACTGGAAGACACGTCCAAAGCTAAACAAACTTAACGGTAGGGCTACCTTATGTCATAAGCACCCTATCATTTTATAAACCGAAAGGCTACCTTTACATACAAGCCCTCTAGTCGACATAGAGCTACCTTGTGAACGAAGCCCCCGTAGGAGAAGAATATGACTACAGAAGTACAAGAGGAAAATGCCAATCCTTACAACATGAACAAATCATGGCATACAGAAGATGAAGTAGGTTTTGAAGATGCAAATGGAGTTTTTTTCGAAAAGCCCAGAGCAAAAACAAAAGCTAATATAGAAGAACCTGTAGAACAGGCAGCTCAAGAGGAGACTCCAAAAGACGAACCTTACAAGCGACCAGACTACAAGAAACGCTATGACGACTTGAAAAAACATTATGACTCTAAGTTAAATGAATTTAAGTCTAGAGAACAAGAGTTATTAGAACAGGCTGCTGAAAACAGACCTAATTATGTAGCTCCTAAATCTCAAGAAGACTTAGAAAAGTTTAGAGAAGAGTATCCTGATGTCTACGAAGTTGTAGAAACTGTTTCTCATTTACAGGCTGAAGAGAAATCTAAAGACTTAAAAGAGAAGCTTGAAAGACTACAAGCTCGTGAGCAAGAACTACTTCGTAAAGATGCTGAAAAGCGATTGATGGATAAGCATCCTGATTTTGAAGATATTCGCAACAGCGATGATTTTCATGGTTGGGCTAAAGAGCAGCCAAAGTCTATCCAAGATTGGGTATACAACAATGCTGACGATGCTGATCTAGCTTCAAGAGCTTTAGATTTGTTTAAGAAAGATATTGGTATGGATGTTGCACCGAAGAAGTCACGTTCTAAACAGTCTAATAAATCTGCTGCTGATATGGTTTCCACTAAAACAACTAGTGTAGAACCACAGCAAGAGAAAATTTGGACTGAAAGGGAAATTGCAAAAATGTCTATAGCTGAATTTGACAAGCACGAAGCTGAGATAAGCCAAGCTATGCAAGAAGGCAGGATTGCAAAATAATTAACTATTAACTAAAAACTTAGGAGAATATCAACATGGCTCAATATTTTGAACCCGGAACTGATACTAATGCTAACTTTGCAAACTCTGTAAGTGGACAAACTAATAGTTTCTTTTTACCTTCGGTTTACTCTAAAAAGGTTTTAAACTTTTTTAGAAAATCGTCTGTTATCGAAGCTATTACTAACACCGACTATGCCGGTGAGATCACTGCTTACGGAGACTCTGTAAAGATTATCAAAGAACCCGTTATCTCTGTGTCAGATTACACAAGAGGTAGCGATACTACTGCCACTAAACTAACAGACCAAGAAACATCTTTGGTTGTTGACAGTGCTAAAGCTTTTAAATTCATCGTAGATGATATTGAGAGCAAAATGTCACACGTCAACTTCAAAGAAGTAGCTTCAAGCTCTGCTGCATATGCATTGAAAGATTCATATGATGCTGCTGTCTTAGCTGTTATGTTTGCTGGATTGTCTGCTTCATCACCTAACCACGTTTTAGGTTCTGACAACGCTACTGATTTAGCTGCTGGAACTTTTGACGGTACAGGTAACCTAGACATAGGTTTTGATTCTAACGAACATGACCCTCTAGACCTTATGGGTAGAATGTCAAGACTATTAGACGAACAGAACGTACCTGAAGAAGGTCGTTGGTTTGTTGCAAGTCCTGATTTCTATGAAGTTCTAGGACAATCTAGTTCTAAATTGTTGTCAGTAGACTACAATGGTGGACAAGGTTCGATTAGAAACGGACTAGTATCAAGTGGAAAACTACGTGGATTTAGTATGTATAAATCAAACAACATTGCTGCACCATCTAATGCTGCTGGTAAATGTTTGGCTGGACATATTTCATCTACAGCTACAGCTCAAGCTATCACTTCAACTGAGGTCCTTAGAGACCCTAGTTCTTTCGGTGATATCGTGAGAGGTCTTCATGTCTATGGTGCGAAAGTACTTAGAGATGAAGCAATTGTAGGTGCTTTCTACGGTATTGATTAATACCAACTTTGGGGGAGTCTTAGGACTCCTCCTCTTTTTTTAACGCATAAATTTTACAGAGGTAAATAATATGGCAATAGTAAACATAAGAGACACTGGTCGAAACTCAGCAAGAACATCTGATGTTCGTGAGTTAGCGACTAAGGTCCAAAAACCTTCAGACACTGAAGCAATTACCGCAGCAAATACCATTACCGCAGCAGAATCTGGCACACGTTACGTTTTAAATGTAGCAGCAGCTAAAATTCAAACTCTACCTACTCCAGCAGCAGGATTAGAGTACTGGTTTTACATTGGAGCAACAGAACCTACTGGTACACATACCGTAGTTACAGCATCCAGTGCTAATATCATTGTGGGTAACGTATCTTCTCCGGAAGATGCAGCAGGAAGTGTAGCAACTGTTACAGATGCAGATACAATCTCATTTGTAGCTAACAAGGCAGTACATGGCGATTTTGTTCATGTATGGTCTGATGGCACTAACTGGTATCTTGATGGACAATGTAAAGTCCAAGACGGTATAACAACAACCCAAGCAGGTTAATATACAGTTTTAAGGTATTGACGAAACAGTCTAACGGGGGAGTTTCCGGACTCCTCCACTTTTAAAGGAATAATTATGAAAATGTATGGAATGAAAAGAAAACAACGTGCTTATGGTTCTACAAAACCTGAAAGAAAACAAGCTAGTATGGGTCGCATGATGTATGGTAAAGGTGGTTATGCTAGTATTCAAGACATGGAAAAACAATGCATGACTAAAACTGATTACAACGAAAGCTTAAAAAGCAAAGATTAATTAGTATGAAAGGCGTACCTCATTACAAAAGAGATGGAACTGAATGGAAAGGCAAGACTCATAAAATGCCTAACGGAGATTTACATACTAATACAAATCATACAAAAACAAGTGTAAAACTATTTCACTTTAAAGATTTAAGTAAGAAAGCAAAACTAAAAGCTAAAGGTAAATAATGGCAACAACATATTTAGATTTAACTAACGAAGTACTAAGAGAACTCAATGAGATACCTCTTACGTCTGCAAACTTTTCAAGTGCTGTAGGACTTCAGCAGTTTACTAAGGATGCCATCAACAAGTCTATATTCGATATAGCAAATGAAGAACCACAGTTACCATTTTTTGCAGTAGGTGAAAGTGGTGGAACTGACCCATTCTATGGAAACGTGACAGTGGCTACAGTAGCTGGTACTAGATGGTACGAGTTAAAAGCTAGTAGCTCAAGCGTTCAAGACGATTACGCTTCGATAGACTGGGACGATTTTTATTTAACCACCATTAACGTGAGTGGTGAATCATCTCCTTTTGTCTCAAGAGGATTACAGTTTTTAAACTTAGCTGATTGGAAAAGATATTACAGAGACAACGAAAACATAGACGATGCAGATTCACAGGCTTATGGTGAGCCTTGCAGAGTTATTAAATCACCAGATGGCAGGAAGTTTGGCTTAAGTCCAATCCCTGATAAAGTTTACAACGTACACTTCTATGCGTTTGAAAAGCCTACAAAGCTTTCAGCTCATGGAGATACCGTTGTATTCCCAGAACAATACACGAATGTTATAACTGCTAAAACAAGATACTATGTATGGCAGTTCAAAGAATCTCCACAACAAGCAGCTTTTGCTATGGATGATTACAAGAAAGCATTGAGGAGCATGAAATCTAATTTGATTAATCCTACTCCTCGTACTATGACAGACGATAGAAAGTACTTTTAATAGGAGAAAACAATGAAAAGATTTTTAAAAGGTGTAGGTAAAGCAGCGTACAATATTAAAACAGCCCCCGTAAGGGCACAAGCAAAAGTAGTAGGAGCTGTAGCTGGAGCACTTCCGGGTAAAGCTGCAAAAGCTGTTTCTAATGCTGCAATGAAAGTTGCACAACCTTTAAACAAAGGTGGTAGAGTTGGTTTAAATAAAGGCGGACAACCATCTTACAAAAATGGCGAAATGCCAACAGCCAAACCTAATTAAAAAATAATTTATGGCAACATCACAACCTTATACAGTTGCATGTGCTGGTGGTTTAGTCAAAGCTTCTAATCAGATTGACTTACTTAAAACTCCCGGTGTAGCTACAGACCTTAGTAACTTTGAAGTTTCTATCGAAGGTGGTTATAGACGTATTAATGGTTTTAGTAGACTAGGAGCTGGTAGTGCAGCTCAAGTCAGTGGTAGTACTGATACTATTCTTGGAGTTATACCTTACGGTGATGGAGTTATAGCTTGTGCATCGACAGGGATATTCTTTAGTCAAGATGGCACAAGTTGGTTGAACGTAAGTAGAAGTTCAGTAGCTAGTAGTGGCGATAACTATACAGCCTTTACAGGTCGTAGTACACTATCAAGAACATCACAAGGACAAGTAAGTTTTGCATTGTTTGAAGGACCAACATACGATTATGGTATGTTAATGATTGCTGATGCAAATAATTTAATATATTATTTTAGAATGGAAGGTACTGGTGCTAACATTAACACTAGAACTTTTTTTTCAGGAACAATAGACCCAACACACTCATCTACTAAAAAAGCTCAACATGTAACAATACATGACAAGCGTTTAGTTGCAGCAGGTGTTGAAGATAATTTAAGTACAGTATTCTATAGTTCTTTATTAGACCCGACAAGTTTTAGTGGTAGTGGTGCAGGTTCAATAACTTTATCAGACCAAATAGTAGGTATTAGAAGTTTCCGTCAAGAACTTTTTATATTTTGTAGAAACAGTATATTCAAGCTACAAGATATAAACGGTACACCGGTGGTAGTTCCAGTGGCAAAAAACATTGGGTGTCTATCAGGTTACAGTATCCAAGAGATAGGTGGTGACCTTATTTTCTTAGCACCCGATGGATTAAGAACGGTTGCTGGTACTGCAAGGATTGGAGACGTTGAGTTAGGTACAGTTAGTAAAGCTATACAACCTATTATTACACAGTTAGCAGAAAACATTAACAAGTTTGTAATATCAAGTGTTGTTATTAGAGAAAAGTCTCAGTATAGATTATTTTACACAGATACTACAGTTATCAATGCACAACAAAAAGGAATTATAGGAACACTTAGACCAAACGGGTTTGAGTGGTCAGAAACAAAAGGAATAGAAGTAACCAGTATAGGAGCTGGATTTAATGATGATGGTGTTGAAAAATATTTTCACGGTGATACTGATGGCTATGTGCTTGTACACGATTCAGGTAACGACTTTAATGGGTCTAACATACTTGCTAGATACGCCACACCAGACTATGACTACGGAGACTTAGGAACTTTAAAAACTTTACACTATGTTAGAGTTTCTTGTTCAGCCGAAGGAGTTGTAACTCCAGCACTACAAATTAAATACGACTTTAACAGTCAAGATATTCCACAACCAACAAGTGATTTTTCTTTTGGTACAGTTAATCCACCTGCAATCTTTGGAGATGCAGTGTTTAATGCAACAGTATTTGGTGGTACTGCAGCACCGATGATAAGAATACCAGTACAAGGAAGTGGTACAAGTAATAACTTTACAGTTGTTACAGAAGATACAAAACCACCATACAAGATAAATGGTTTATATATAGATTTTATACCTTCAGGTAGGAGATAAACAAATGGCAGGGTACATAAGACAGAGTTCGTTTTCCGATGGAGACACAATAACTGCTGCACTATTCAATAACGAATACAATCAAATTTTAAATGCTTTTAGCAACACATCAGGTCACGCACATGATGGTACTGCTGCTGAAGGTCCAGTGATTGGTCTTATTGGTGATGCAGGAGAAACTGCTCCCAATAACAAAGTATTAATTGATACAACAAATAACTATATTGAGTTTTATGTACAAGTATCTAGTAGTCCTGTACAACAGTTATACATAGCCGATGGTGCTATTGTACCTGTTACAGACAGCGATATTGACTTAGGTACAACAAGTTTAAGATTTAAAGATACCTATACCGATACAATTACCACAACCGGAAACGTAAGTGTTGGTGGTAATCTTACAGTTACAGGCACAACAACTTTTAACGGTGGTACAATCACTATGGGTGATGCAGCTACTGATAACGTAGTCTTTGGTGCTGATGTTGATTCTAATATTATACCTGATGATGATGATACTTATGACTTAGGAAGTTCTTCACAACAATGGAGAAACTTGTATATTGATGGCACTGCTGAAATTGATACCCTTGCTATTAATGGTACAACAGTTACATCTACTGCAGCAGAACTAAACATATTAGACGGAGTAACATCTACTGCTGCTGAACTTAATATCCTTGATGGTGTAACAGCTAGTGCAGCCGATATAAACCTTATAGATGGCATAACTAATGGAACTGTTATAGCAAGTAAAGCTATTATTACAGACTCTAACAAAGATATTACTGGTGGACGAAACATCACAATCTCTGGAGAACTTGATGCTGCTACCCTAGATATTAGTGGTGATGCAGACATTGACGGAACTTTAGAAGCTGATGCAATTACCATAGCTGGTGTAACATTAGCAGAAACAATTAGTGATACTGTAGGAGCTATGGTTGGCTCTAACACTGAAACAGGTATATCTGTAACTTACGATGATTCAGATAATACATTAGACTTTGTAATCGGTGCTGACTCTATTGTTAGTTCAATGCTTGATACTAATATAGATATTGCAGGTACGTTAGATGTTACTGGTGTTTTAACAGCAGATACTAATGCTACGATTGCAGGAACATTAGGTATTGCTGGTGGCTCTACAAATGGAGTAGCAATATCTCAAGGTGCTATAGCAATTAAAAATGGTGGTTCTAAGTCAAGAATTGATTTATATTGTGAATCATCTAATGCTCATTATACTAGAATAGAAGCAGCAGCTCACGCAGCTTATAGTGGAAATGTTACTGTAACTTTACCTACAACAACAGGTACACTTGCATTAACTTCAAGTGACATTACAGGTACAGCAGCAGTTGCTACAGCAGTTACAGTAAGTGCTAATAACTCTACAGACGAAACAGTTTATCCGTTATTTGTAGATGGTGCTACAGGTACTCAAGGTGCAGAAACAGATACTGGATTAAGTTATAATCCTAGCTCTGGAAACTTAACTATTGGTGGTGAATTATCAGCAGCTACATTAGATATTTCAGGAAATGTAGATGTAGATGGTACACTTGAAGCTGATGCTATTACAGTTAATGGTACAACACTTGCTGAAACTATTTCAGATACTGTTGGTGCTATGGTTAGTTCAAATACAGAAACTGGAATAGAAGTAACCTATGATGATAGTGATAATACACTAGACTTTGTAATTGGTAGTGATGTTATTGTAAATTCTATGATAGCAGACGATGCTATTGATTCAGCTCAAATAGCTGACGGTAGTATTGATACAGCACATATTGCAGACGACCAAGTTACAGGTGCTAAGTTATCTAACGATGTAACCATTGCAAATGATTTAACAGTTGCAGGAAACTTAGTAGTTACTGGTAGTACAACACAAACAGGTTCAATAGTATCTAACTCTAATTTTCAATCACTAGCTAATAATAATAGTGGTAATGCTACAGACTTTGGTTTTTTTGGTAAGTATGTAGAGTCAAGTACAACTAAATATGCAGGTTTATTTTATGATGCATCTGATGACAATACATTTAGATTATTTGTAGATACACAAACAGAGCCAAGCACTACAGTAAATACAGGTGCAACAGGTTATGCAGTAGGTACACTCGTAGCAAACGTAACAGGTAATGTATCAGGAACAGCAGCTACCGTAACAGGTGCAGCTCAATCAAACATTACAAGTCTTGGTACGCTTACAACTCTTACAGTTGATAATGTTATTATTAATGGTTCTACTATTGGACACACAGGAGATACAGATTTAATAACTGTAGCTAGTGGTGTTGTTACAGTAGCAGGTGAAGTTGATGCTACAAGTTTAGATATCTCCGGAGACATAGATGTCGATGGTACTTCAAACTTAGATAACACAGACATTGATGGTACGCTTAACACTTCAGGTGTAGTAACTTGTCAAACGTCTGCAAACATTTCTCAAGTAGCACTATCTAATGCATCAAGTGTCGCATGGGATACTGCAGCAGCTGCAAATTCGTTTTTAGGATTAAATACAAACAGTTACTCAGGTAACGTAACTATGGCTGCGCCAAGTAATGCAGTAGAAGGTGCAATTATTTCTGTTGAAATAGCACAAGATGGTACTCCAAGAACAGTATCGTGGAATACAATATTCGAGTTCGCAGCTTCAACAGCACCTACTGTAACTGCTACAGCTAACAAGACTGATATCTTTAGTTTTAGATACAACGGTTCTGTCTGGCAAGAGATTGGCAGAGTACAGAACATGGCACAAACTTAATAATCTATGGAAGTATTACAACGCACAGCTAATCGTGGAAGTATATCTACTGGGTCTTATGATATTGATAACTCTGTAAAGCTACAAACATCAGGAGTCAATTCAGAATTTTTTAATTACACTATTGGAACAACAGGCAATAGAACCAAAGGCACTGTTAGTATGTGGATTAAAAGAACTTCATTTGGCACAACTCAATTTCTTTGGGAACAAGGAAACACTAACAGTGAATCAGGAAGGCTTTTTGTTAGATTTGATACAGATGATACTTTAAGAATTGCAACAGGCTCTACTGTTTTAAGAGTAACAAACAGAGTTTTTCGTGATGCTTCTGCTTGGTACAATATAGTTGTAGCCATAGATACGACAAGTGGCACAGCCGACAACAGAACAAGATTATATGTTAATGGTGTTGAAGAAACATCTTTTAGTACAAAAAACAATTTTTCTCAAAATGATACTACAGGGATGAATTTTGAAAAACAACACATTGGTCAATCTACTGTAGATGAAAGCAGTTTTGCAACTTTTAATGGCTACATGGCAGAAGTTCTTATCCAAGATGGAACTGCATCAGCACCTACAGACTTTGGTGAGTTTGATGATGATAGTGGTATTTGGAAACCTAAAGATTTAAGTGCTATATCCGTAGGAACTAATGGCACATATTTAAAATTTGAAAATGCTGCAAGCATGGGTGCAAACTCAGCAGGTAGCGGACATGGATTTTCGGTACAAAATATAAATCAAAATGACCAAGCTACGGATGTTCCAAGCAATAATTTTTGTACGCTTAATCCACTTTTTACAGGATTTAATAGCAGCGTACAATTACCTTCAAATGGTGCAACTCAATATGGATTAAGTGGGGGCAACCAAGACCTTTCATATGCAGGAACTATGGGAGTAACAAAAGGTAAATGGTACTTTGAAAATTATATTAATGAAGTAGGAGCAACATATGGTGCAAGAATTTATGTTGGTTTTCACACATTTCAACAAGACTATGATGGCGTACAAGTAGGAGCAAGCACCAATGGCGATGCTCTTGCTGTATGGCAACTGAATGATGGTAATTATGTTGCATGGAATGGTGGAAGCAGGTCAATTACCTCTGGACTAGGAACTGTTGGCTCTGGTGGGGTAGGTAAGGTTGTTGGTATTGCTCTAAATTTAGATGATAACCAAATAAGTTTTTATTATGATGGCAGTGCAGTTACCAATGGAACAAATTTATCTTTGTATAACATGGGAAGTCAGACCGATGATGGCATCTTTGCTATTCCTGTTGTTCAAACTAAAGGTAGTGTCCAAACAGCAAACTTTGGTGGCTACATTCCTTCTAACTTTATATCAAGTGCAGCAACAGATGCTAATGGCTACGGAACTTTTGAATACGCACCCCCATCAGGCTACTATGCCTTATGCACTAAAAACTTAGCGGAGTACGGATAATGGCTTATACAAATATAGACGACCCTTCAGCACATTTTCAAGCTAAGGCTTATACTGGTAATGGAGATAGTTCTGATGATACAAACGCAATTACTAATGATGGTAATAGTGATTTAAAACCTGACCTTACTTGGTTTAAAAGAAGAAATTACGATAACCAACATTTGTTATTTGATTCAACAAGAGGAGTTACTAAATACTTAACTTCTGATAGAAATGATGCAGAGGGAACTATAGCAGATAGACTAGTTTCTTTTAATACAGATGGATTTACGGTAAAAAGTAGTTCAGGAGCTGTTAATCAACACGATGAACCTTTTATTTGTTGGCAATGGAAAGCCAATGGTGGTACGACTAGTACCAATAATGATGGTAACCATAGTAGCGTAGTTCAAGCCAACCAAGACGCAGGGTTTAGTATTATAACTTATACAGGTACAGGAAATACATCTACTACTATAGGACATGGACTAGGAGTAAAGCCCGACCTTATAATTTTTAAAAGAAGAGATGCTGGAACAAATAACTGGGATGTTCAAATTAAAGGCGAAGCAAGAACTACTTTAAATACTGATGGTACAGAAGCAACTAATGTTTTGTGTACATTTACCTCAACAACAACTAATCTTGGTAGCACTGCAACAGCAGAAAAAAACGCTGCTAATGCAACATATGTTGCTTATGCATTTGCTTCTAAACAAGGTTATAGCAAAATTGGTAGGTATGTCGGTAATGGAAATGCAAATGGTCCGTTTGTCTATACAGGCTTCAAACCTGCTTTTATATTAATTAAAGGTAATTCAAATTATAAATATTGGTATATTTTTGATAACAAACTAGACCCAATAAATCAAGTAGACACAGGTATCTCACCATCAAATGTTTTTGCTGAAAATACAAACACAAACATAGGTATAGATTTTTTAAGTAATGGATTTAAATTAAGAAATAGTGCTACAACAACAAATGAAAGCGGTACTAATACACTTTACATGGCATTTGCAGAAAATCCATTCACAACATCAACAGGAATCCCAACAACAGCGAGGTAAATTATGTGGGCTTTAGTAGAATCAGATAACGTAACACAGGTCTATACAAGACCTAAAGGTTTAACCATAGGTGATGTAAATTATCCTAGTAATATCTTTATGCTTTGGACATCTTCTGAATTAGAAGCTATAGGGATTTATGAAGTTGTTATAGACAACTCAAACTTAAAAGACAAAGAGTATTACGTAAATACAAATCAGTCTTTTGCGTTTGCAGACGGTACAGTCACAGCATCTTATGGTACAGCTACAGCAAAAAATATAGCAGATACTTTATACACTGCACAAGACGAGACTGATGGTTTAGGAACTGAAGGTGAAGTTAAACAACCGGGCATCCGTCAAGGTCATATAGACAGGATAAACGCACAAGCTGCTGGTATATTACAACCTACAGACTGGATGGTTGTTAGAGCTGCAGAAGGTGGTACAGCAGTTCCTAGTTCTATTACAACTAAAAGAGCTGCAGTAAGAACCAAAGCTAACGCTATGTGTACACAGATAACAAACGCTGCAAACGTTGATGCTTTAGCAGCTTTATACGTTTACAACGATGCAACACCACCAGTAAGACCTCTTGGCGAACTACCACAGGTAGACTAACATGGAAATGGTATCACCTTACATTGTTTGGAATGTTCTCATAACTTTGATACTTGCTCCAATCTGGTTTCAGATTAGAGTAAACTCTTCAGAGCTTAAAAGACAAGACATACTCATTAATAAAACACGTGAAGAGATTGCAAAAGAGTATGTCACAAAACTAGAACTAAAAGATGATTTTAATCTATTAATGGAAAGAATGGAAAAGTTACATGAAAAGGTTGACAAACTCTTTGAAGTTAAGTAAAATAGGTATATAGGAAATAAGAATGTCAAAAAGAAAAGATAGAAAAAGAAGTTCAGTAGAAAGACAAGACTATCGTCAAGGTGGTAGAGTACAAGCTCAAGAAGGTGGTCGTTTTGAATACGATCAAATTCGTGGTTTACAAAATCAACAAGCTTATGACCCTGTTGCAATAGCACAAGCTCAACAAGATGCTGCAGAAGCTGCTGCTAAAAAAGCAGAAGAAGAAGCTGCTGCAAAAGCTGCAGAAGAAGCTGCAAAGGCTGCAGAAGAAGCAAAGAAAGTTGAACTAAGACAATCTATTGATGATGCTGCTGCTGGTAAAGTTCCAACACAGGCTGTAGTACCAGATGCTATTCCAGTTCCAGATACTGCTCCTCAACAAGTTACAACAATGGCTGCACCTACCACAGTTCAAACAAGAACTGCACCGGGTGTTGGACAAGAACAAGTAACTACAGTAGATCAAACTGCACAAGCTCAAACACCAGAACAAATACAAGCTGCACAGATGGCAGCAACTACAGTTGATACAGATGCACAAGTAGAAGCTGCAACTGGAGAAGTTTCTGATGAATCTATTGCTCAAGCTGCAGGTGTTGAACGTGTACCAACAATTCAAGCTGCAGATGTAGAAATACCAGAAGGTGCTTTAACTGAAAGAGTTATTGGTACATTAAGTCCTGAAGCTCAATCAACTGCTGTAATGAACGTTGGTAGTTCTCTAGCAAGAGTTACAAGGGCTAAGAAACAATTAGCAAATGCTGGACTAAGTGATGCAGATATTACAGAGCTTGGTAACGACCCAGAAGCTTTAGAAGATAGACTAGCAGACTTTAGTGAAGCTGAAAGAGGTATTATAGCTGGATTACCAGAAGAAGCTTTAGTATCTAATCAGATAGACACATTATTAAAAGGTATTGAAGAAGGTGAGATTCCTACATGGGCTAGACCTGCTGTAGCAGCAGTAGAGTCTGTATTAGCTCAACGTGGTATGTCTGCATCCACAGTCGGAAGAGATGCCTTGCTCAATGCTATTATACAATCAGCAATGCCTATTGCTCAGTCTAATGCACAAGCAATACAAGCTAGTGTTGGACAACAAAGAACAATAGAAGCACAAGAAGCTGAAGCTAACGCAGTTAGAGGACAACAGACAGCATTAACAAATGCAAGTAATGTCTTCCAGCTTAACATGGCTCAGTTTAGTGCTGACCAACAAACCGCATTATCTAATAGTAAGTTCTTACAAACTGTAGGATTAACAGATGCTAGTATGGACCAACAAGGGATTATGCAAGATGCTGTAATGATGTCTCAAGCTAATCTAGCTGAAGCAGACTTTAATCAGCGTACTCAAATACAAAATGCTCAAGCTTTTTTACAAATGGATTTAACAAACCTAAGTAATCAGCAACAAGCAAACGTATTAAGGTCTCAACAAACTCAGCAACGTTTGTTAAGTAATCAAGCTGCTCAAAATGCTGCAGCTCAGTTTAATGCTACAAGTGAGAATCAAACTAATCAGTATATGGCTAGTTTAAATGCTCAGATTAATCAGTTTAACGCAGCTCAACAAAATGCTACAGAACAGTTTAATGCTACACAGTCTAACGCTGCTGCAGCTAGAGATACACAAAGACAAGCTGATTTAAATAAGTTTAACACACAGTTAGCAACACAAGTAGATCAGTTTAATGCTAATCAAGACTTCGCAAGGAATCAATGGAACGCACAAAACGTTGCTGCTGTTGAAGCTTCTAACGTACAGTGGAGAAGACAAACAAACGTAGCTAACACTGCTGCTCAGAATGCAGTTAATATGCAGAATGCCCAGAATGCTTTTGCAATGTCACAAACTGCACAATCTTTCTTATGGCAAGAACTAAGAGATCAAGCTGATTATGATTTTAGAAACTCTGAAAATGAGAAGAACAGAATTGCACAACTTGTAAACACTGCACTAGCTTCAGACCCTTCTAAATATAATTCAAGTTTAGGAAACTTAAACAGTCTGATAGGACTAATAGCCGGAGACGTAACAGGAACATAGTATGGGATTATTCAAATCAATTAAAAAAGCTTTTAAAAAAGTAACACGTGGAATTAAAAAAGTAGTCAAGGGTGTTGTTAAAGGAGTTAAAAAAGTAGTTAAAAAGATTAGCTCTAGTAAAATACTTAAAGCGTTAGCCATTGCTGCTGCAGTCGTAGTGACGGGAGGTGCTGCTATTGGGGCATTTGGAGGAACAGCAGCTTCGTCTACTTTTGGAAGTTGGATGGTTGGAGCTAGTAATGCTATTACTGGATTTACAGTAGCAGGTATTCCTGTTGGAGCTGTTATGAAACCGTTTCAATATGTTGGAGCTGCTATTGGTTCAACTGCTGGTAAGCTTACAGACTTAACAGGTATAACTACTGAAGCAGGAAGAACTGGTATTACAGTTACAGCCCCTGCAGCTCCGGGTGCAGTTCCTACAGTAAGTAACACAACTGTCACTGCTCAAGCAGCTCCGGGTGCAGTGCCGGGAGTAACTGAAACAGTTGTAACTCCGGGAACAGCAGGAACAGGAGCAAGAACAGTGGGCACTCAACTAAATGCTAGTAATACAATTACCGCAAAGGGTACAGCAGCAACTACTCCTTATGTAAGCACACCATTATCAGACCCTATTGTTGCTACAGCTACTAAAGCACCGGGAAGTATAGCTCCTATAACAAATACAGTTGTAACTCCTACAGAAGCAGCATCAACTTTTGCAACTAGAAATCCAAAGACTGCAGCTTTTTTAAAGGGAGCAGGAACGGTAGCAACTCAAGTTGGTACAAGTGTAGCTGCTGGATATGCCATGCATCAGCTAACCGCACCAGATGAAACAGGTTCAATGGGTGGTTTAAGAACTGAAGGGGCTTCAAGCTTTGACCCACTTAGAGTTTATGCTGCTGAAAGAGGTATTGCAGATTCAGACATATCTAAATACTTTACATTTGGCAACACTGCAGAAGCAGGTAACATGCCACTGTTTCAACAACAAACTATAGGAGTAGCATAATGGCACAACCTACCAGAGGTCCAAGACCAATTGTTTCAGACAGTATATCTGATGTAGCTGCACAATCCGTACTAGATGGTTTAGATGCCGGGTTTACTATTGATGAAATAGCCCCAGATAACGGTCCTAAGATACGAGGAGAAGCTAAATTTAATCAAGAAGGCTTAGATGAGGTGGTAGCTTTATCATCACAAGGCAGACCTATACCGGGTCAAAGTCTAGTCAATGACCCATCACAACCCTACATGTGGGAACAACCACCAGAGTTTGCTAATCCAAGAGATGCATTAGACTATATGACTGGTCTTATTATGCAGCCAGATGCAATGAAAGAAATTGTAGGAGCTTTAGCAAATGGTGCAGCAGTTGCAGACATTGCAATGGTTATGCTATATACAAAGTTTACAGAGGGTAAATTTAATCCTGATGTTTTACTTTTATTAGCAGAGCCGGTTATGTATGTAATTATGGCAATTGGTGAAGAAGCTAACATCAAATATAACATTGAAGATAGTAACGATTTAGATGAGTTTGATGAAGACGATAACGAAGAAGAGATTGAAGGTAAGCTTAATGAGTTTAGAAATGTCTTTGAAGATATCAAAAACGGTACAACTAAAAAAGGCATAGAGCCTAGCAAAATTAAAAGTGGTGTAGTACCACAAAACATTCTAGACAAGGTTAAAGAACAAGGTCCAGAAATTAGAAGTTTATTAAGTCAAGGAGAAGAATAATGGCACAAGAAGATTATCTATCAGGTTCACAGTTTGGACAAGTTGCTGGTTCTTTATTAGCAGGTAAACGTAAAAGAGATAAGAAAGACTTTAGAAGGGCTTTATTAGCTTCAGCAATTTTTGAAGGTTTTGGAGCTTTACAAAGAAATATGAAACAAAAAATTGTTGATGGAGTTAATGATGTTAAAGATAAGTATACAGATATTTTTCAAAACAATCAGGTGTTATATGAATTACAAGATAAAAACAGAGGAAAATATCAGTCTTATCTAGAAGATAAAGATGCTTACTTACAAAAAGAAGCTATTAGATTATTTAATGAGCATCCTAATTCACAGGCTGAAGGTATTCAGTACAGTGATATCAGAGGGTTAAATCCTGAAAGTAAAAAACATGCAATGGCTGAATACAACAGACTAAGAACAGAAGCTGAACAAAAAATTATGGCTCTTGGTAAAAATCCAGCAGTTTCTATAGCAACTCCAACTCAATACAACGCAGCAGCAAAGGCTGAATATAAAGCAGCATTAGCTCAAGTAGAAGACGACCCATACAAACAAGGACTTATTAAATCTGCTTTTGCTAAGATATTTGGAACCGGTGCAAAGACACAAGCTGACTTAGCTGATGAATTAGACAAAGCTCAAAGATTAAGAATTGCTAGAGAAGAGTTGTCTTCACCAAGTGAAAGCATTGAAGTACAAGACGATGAGGAAATTAAAGATATTATTAATGCTAACAACAAAGCAGCTACAGATATAAAAGATGGTAATCCAGATTTCTTTGACTATATAAGTACAGAAGAAGACCTTAAATTAAAACGTACTGCTTTTTCAAATAAGATTAATCAGTCTGGTTATGCATACACTTTAGATGATTTAAATATGGCAGGAGAGTTAGGTATAGATTTACCCGGACTACCCGGCTTTAATAAAGTTATGACTGAACAACGTGAAGCTCTTGTTGGTGCATCGAAAAAAGCTAGAGAAGCTTATCAAAAAGGTATACATCCTTTTGAGGTATTAGAAGGTGAAGAAGCTGTGGTTTATGGTTTAGCAATTGGTACAAGTTTAGACACGTACAAAGGAAATAAAATTACAAGACAGCTTAATGAATTAAGATTAAATAAAATTTTAAATCCAGACGTTGAGCAGTTAGACCTTGCTGAAGTCAATGGATTAATTAATAATAAAAATAATATTGCTTTAGCAGAAAGTCAAATTTTAAGTATTGCAAGAGAAAAAGATTTAAATTTATTTAATGATGTTTCAAGAAAATTACCAGATGCAGAATTTAGTGCTATGAAAAGTAGAGTTATTATTACTGCAGAAATGCTTTTAAGAGAAAAAAGTTCGCAATATACAGGAACTGAAGCATTTAATAATGCGATAAAAGATGCTGTAGAAATTCAACTTATGGGAGTTTATACAGCACAAAATTTAATGTTTGACCCGTTCAAAAATAGAAATAATTTAAAACATGAAATGGTAGACATTAATGATTTTAGGTTATTACAAGAAGACATAGAAACAAATGACCAAGCTCAACGACTTGTTAATCGTTTAAATAAAAAACAATATATGCAAAATCAAATAATTATGGAAGACGATAAAGAAATGACATTGGTTCCTGATGAACTAGGTAAATTTTTTACAGAAGAAAATTATCGTTTTTCTGTAATTCAAGTAGATGAAAACGACCCAACATCTTTAAGATGGTCTTGGGAAAGTATTAGTAATTAAAAGGCTCTTATGGCATTAAAAGATAAGTTGGTTAATTCTGGCATACCAACTGTACAACCCCTTACAACTCCGAAACCTAGTTATACGCTAACTGATCTTCGTAACGATGATGAGTTTACTATGCGTAGTGAAAGGTATTTGAAGTCTTTAGGTGAGGGAGATAATGTTGATGAAATGTTCCAATACTTTCGTGGTTCAGATTTAAATTTATATGATACTCACAAAGTGTATAGACAAAGTAAAAAGTTTACAGATGAGCAGAAAGACGATTATTTATATTTAAAAAATAAATTTGATAATGCTAGAGTAGGTGGTATTAAAGAAAAATATCAGTTAGGTGTAGATGCAGCTCAAGAAATTGTATCCGACCCTACAATTTTAGCAAGTGCGTTTTTTGTTCCATTTACAGGTGGTGCTTCTGCAGCCGGAAGACTTGCAATGGGTGCTGCAGCTAAAACAGGATTAAAATCTATGGTAGCAAGTAATATTGCTAAAGGACAAGCACTTGGTATTCCTAAAGGTGTATTAACTGCTGGTCAAGTTTTATCTAAACCTCTTAGTAATAAAGCTACCTATGGTGTGTTAGCAGCAGAAGGAGCCTTATATGCTGGTACTTTTGATTATGTTGCTCAAGATAGACAACTTGAACTAGGCTTAATAGATAAGAAAAACCTTGTGCAAACAGGTATATCAGCTACAGTAGGGGCTATTGCAGGTCCTGCATTACTGGGTGCTGGTAGAGGACTAGCAAAAATACCTTCCAAAGTTAAACAAATTGAAGAGGTTAGAGTTTCTAACATCGACAACAATGAAAATTATAAACCTACATTTATTGAACGTGGTAATCAAAAATTACTAGCAGGTACTTATGGTGTGTTAGGTTTAATACCTTTAAAACCTACAACAATTTTATTAAAGAAAGCAGAGAAATCTCCATACTTGTTAAGCCTTTTAAAGTTATTTAGGTACGATGCTGCACAAGGCTTTGTAGCTCCTAAGATAGGTAGTCAAGAAACACTTGCTCCTAGTTATGATGAAGTCTTTAGAGATTTAGTAGGCTCATCACAACAAAAGGTTAATGCTATTTTACGTAGTTATAAATCTTTATGGACTTACGATAAGGCTAATGTTGCATTACCTTTTAGTGCTGGTCACTTTTTAAACCCCTTGAGAAGTAAAACTACTAGAACAAGAAAAAGTTTAAAATTTAAACAGGCTTTAACACAGGAAGCTAACGATGATCTTGCATACTATTTAAGATCAGGTAATATTTCTAGGGTGGTAGAAGTTGCACCTAATAAATTTAAACAAGTTAAATTGTCTGATGATATTGTTAGTGCTGGAAAACAAATTAGAAAAGAACTAGACAATACTTTAAAAAGAGCAGAAAATGCTGGTATTAAAATTGGTTCAGTTAAGGGGTTCTTTCCTAGATTTTGGAGAACAGACGTTATTAAAAATAACAAAGATGAGTTTATTGAATTAATTAAAAGAGGAGAAGGTTTAAACGATGCTCAAGCTACAAAGCTCTGGGAAGAGTTGGCAACAGAAGGATCAGAAGTTGGTAGTAGTGCTGTTAATTTAAATGCACGTATTAAACAAAGCAGAAGACTAACAAAAATAAATGATGCTAGATTTGGTAAGTTTTTAGATAACGATGTGCGTAATGTTTTAGATGATTATTTTGCAGAAGCTTCTAAACTTATTATTAGAACTGAAATGTTTGGAGAAACAGAAGGTAAGTTTACGCAAAAATGGATAAACAAAATTCAAAGACAACTAGGTAAAAACAGATTAACAAATACAGAGCTAGAGTATTTAAAAGATTTATACAATTATACAACTGGGATTAAAGGAAAGATAGATACTTCTACTCCTCTTGGTAAACTTGGACAAGGTTTTTCAGATTTCTTAACCATAACAATGCAAACTTCTATGTTAGCATTTTCTACCGTTACAAGTTTACCTGAAGTAGGAGTTAATTTATTAAGGGGAGCACCTGTTAGACCCGGTGTAAATGCAATGGTTAAGGGTATAGCAGACGGTACTTCTGAATGGTGGAAATCTCAAAAAGTTAATTATGGTCCTTACTTAAATGTAATAGGAAAAGAATTTAAACAAGAAGCAAACTTAGATGTAAGAAGTCAAAATAGACAAGACTTAAATGAGTTTTATATCTCTACAGATTCGTTAAAAGAAGACAGGCTTATGTCTATTTATGGTCAAGCAGTGGGTAAAACAGCTACAAAAGTACAAAATGCTTTTTTTAAAACAGTTTTACTACATCAGTGGACAAGGTATGTACAGCTTGTTGGTTATGATATGGGTAAGTCTATTATATATAGAAACTTAAAACAAATTGATGATTACAATAAAGGCATAATTAAAAATACAAAAGCACAAGAAGTTAATATGCTTCGATTAAAAGATGAATTGGCTGAGTTAGATATAGATATGGTTGGAGGGCTTGAGTGGATTAACAGGGGAGCCAAACACACTGATGATTTTTTTAATAATGTTAAGGCTGGTGCTGCAAGATATACAAATGAAGTAGTAATGAATCCAACTGCAGCTTCAGCACAGAAACCACTGATGCATTCTAGACCTATTGGTAGAGTCATTTATGGATTAATGGGTTTTCCAACTGCATTTTCTAATACAGTTTTACGAAATGCTATGAGAAACTTAACCAGAGACGGTAAAACTTTATCTGCTGGAGGTACTAAAGTTTCTGCTGTTCATGCACTAACTGCTGCTATGTTTATGACACAAGTCGGTATGCTAAACCACACACTTAGAACAGGTGGTAGAAACTTAGAGCAATATGAAAACGGTGAATTATCTGGTCTAGACTTGGTTCTGAAAGGAGCTTCTTACTCTGGACTAATGGGTCCAATGGAAATGTACTATCGTTATGGAAAATCAAAACGATACGAAAGTAATATTACTGCTGCAATCGGGTCTGCTATTGGACCAAATGTTCCAGACATTATTGATTATTTATATATGATTCAGTCTAGAGGTTCATTAACAGAAGTTGCTTTAAGACGAGCACCCTTTTCTATGGCACTTAAAAGTTATCATCCAGATAAATATGAAGAAGTTTTAAAGAAAGCCAGAGAAATAGATAAACAATTGTTTGCACCTGATAGAGAAAAAGAAATAGAACAAGTTCCTTTTGCAAAAGGCGGTATAGTTGAGGGAGAAGATAATGTTCCTTACACTAAAGAAGACCCAGCAGATAGAATTAATCCTTATACAGGACAACCTTACAAACGTGAACAGCGTAACATAGGTGGAAGAATTATATCGAAAGAGATTTTAAAACTTATAGGAGACGAGCCAATTAAAAAAGTTAAAAGTGTTGGTTCACCAACTTTAGTAAAACCTGTTGATGAGGGTAAACATGCGTATGATGTTTTGGGTATTGACGATGAGTTTTTAAAAAATTGGAAAGTTGAAAATTCAAAAGTCGTAAAGCAAAGACAAGAAGAGTTTGGGATAGATGATAAACTAAAAAGAAATAAAACAGTTTTAAAAGCTTTAGAAGAACTAAGTGAAAATGAAATACCTTATGGTCAATACAAAAAAATTGTAGAACGAGAAAACCCTGCTAAACTTTTTGAAGATGTACCAGAACCACCATCTTATACTGACATCACCGCATCTTTACAAAGTAATAAAATTAAAAAGGGTATTGTTTATTTAAATAGAAACATACCAGACGGTACTATAGTAGGTGGAAGATTAGACATACCTGCTTATAAAGACCACGATGTGTGGGTGGTAAGTCTTCATTTACCAAAAGGACAAGGAACTGTTTATGGTAAAACAGGATACTTTAAAGATGTAACTTTTGGTGATGCAAAGTTATCGCAAAAAAGTTTTGACATTGCTGCCGGTAAAGCCAAAAGTCCAATTGCTCAAATGATTGGTAAATGGCAAAACCACACACCCGGTGAGTTATTTGCAAAAGCAAAAACATTATTAAATGACCCAGAATGGACACAGGTTGGATACAACCCGTTTAGGTTTGGATTTTTTTATGACAGAAAAACAATGAATCCGGTTATAGCTGCTGACGAAGCTATTCAAATTGGTCCGTTTGTTATTGCTAAGAACGTAACAACAGCGTTACCAACTGACAAACGTTTTGAGGTTAAGTTAGACGATAAAAGATTTAACTTCGAAAAGGGTGGCACGGTTTCTACCAACGAACAAATGGATAGGTTAGGGTTTGATAAAGGTGGAGAAAATATTTTTTCTAAATTAATTGATAGTATAAAAGAAAAAGTTCCTGCACCTGCACGATTATATTATGATAAAGTTATAAGACAAGATAAAAATCCTATAACAGAAAAAGATTTCACTGAAAAAGAATATCAAAATATTAAAAATTATTTTAAACAAACTTTAATAAATGATATTAAAAGTGGAAAAATTAAATTTGATAATCAAGGTAATGCCCAATATATAAGACAAGATGAAAAAGGTAGAACTTTTACTAAACCTGTTATAAGTGGATATAGAAGTGTTGAAAAAAATTTTGAACCTTCAAGTACAACAGTATCTCAAAAAAACAAAGAAGCTCTATCTGATTTGGGTCTATTAGACTTACAAGAAAAAATGAACAATTCTTCTGATGGTAATGTAAAAGATTTTACAAATGTGTTTGGTGAAGCATCTTATAGTTTTAAAAAAGATGGTTATGAAAACTCTACAGCAAGTATTGATGATGTGTATGATTTTAATTTTACCTATGCTGGAGGATATAATCCAGAAAAAGAAAAAGCTGGTATTTTAAACACAGCAAACAGGAGAAAATATTTAGCTCTATTAAATCAAGAAACTTTAAGAGGTTCAAAAAATCAAAACATAATACAAAGATCACGACCTTTACTTGAACGTTATGCAGCGTTTAGACTTCCAGATAAAAAAACTGCAGAAATGTTAGAACAAGATTATCAACCAGTTAATGTAAAGGTTAATATACCAATACAAGATATTTTTACACAGGATGAGTGGTCAAATTTATTTGGTTCAGAACAAACAAGACAAGGATTACAAGAAGGTGGTCCAGTACTACCTGTTTTAACTTTTGCTGATGGAAATAGCAGAAAACTTACTCCAAAAGAATTTGATAACATGGTAGCTATAAATGAATATTTAAAAGGTAAAGGCTATAGAAAAGAAGCTAGGGCTGGAATTTTAGGTAATATACATATAGAAACTGGAGGAAGCTTTAGTCCTACTCAGATAGAAAAAGCACAAAATAAAAAATTAGGTTATGGAATTTTTCAATTAACTGGTAAAAAGAAAGATTATGATAAGTGGATGTCTGAACGAGGATTTGAAGAAGATAAAATAAATAATATGGCTGCACAATTAGAATATATGCACGACACCATTCAAACAGGCAGAGAAATTGGTGGAGGTAATGCTAACACATTACAAAAATCATTTAATGAAAAATCTGCAGAAGACATTGCATTAGATTTTAGTAATATCTGGGAAAAACCGGGAGTTCCACATAATGAACAAAGAGTCAAAGCAACTTCTACTATTTTTAATTTCCTAGACTAATGCTACTATACACAGAGAAACAATTAGGCATAGCCTATAACATTTATAGAATGCACCAGATTGGACAGGGGCTAAGTTTTATGGAGTTAGAAAATTTTAGAAGGCTTTACGAAGAATTATTAGAAGAGGTGTATGATGTTCCCATTTGAAATTATAACAATGCTTGGCTCTACACTTCTTAGTAGTGTATTAAGTCTATGGTCTCAACGCATGAAGGCTAAACAAGATGAGCAGAAAATGCTTATTACACGAGGAGAGTTTCAGCTTAAAGCTGTAGAGTCTGCACGTAACGTACAAGATAAAGGATTCCAATGGACAAGACGTATCATTGCGTTATCATCTATCTTTGCAATCGTTATACTACCTAAACTAGTAGCAGTATATTATCCAGATGTTGATGTAACAGTAGGATATACACTATTTCATCCGGGCTTTTTATTCTTTACAGATGGTAGAGAAGTATTTGAATGGGTAACTTTTCAAGGCTTGGTAATAACACAACTAGATACAAACCTTGTATCAGCAATTATAGGCATGTACTTTGGTGGTAGCCTAGTTAAAAAATAAGAGGGCATTATGCAACAGAATAATATGGGTGGCTTTAGTGGCGACATGGATAGGAACGAGGTCGAGATAGACCTTAATAAGTTTATGGAGTTGCTGCAAGAAAAGTCAGCACTTAAAGATAGGATAAGAGAGTTAGAGGATATCAAGAACGATAACCCTTATCAAAAATTAATATTTGTAGCACAAGCTGTGGATAGTTGGAGAATAATACCTAGAGCTTTTCTAAGTGTGTATATGTTTTTATTATACTATACAACCTTTTGGTTTATGGAAATTAGTGACCCAACAATGGAACAATCAGGGTTCATATCAGTAGTAGTTGGAGCAGGTGCTGCATGGTTTGGATTATATACATCAACATCAAAAACTAAATAGGAGATAAAGTGTCAAGAGGTGATTTAAATAGAGGATTTTTTGGACCATTATTTATATTAGGTTTATTAACAGTGTCGTTTGCTGCAAGTGCCGACCAAACAGGAGACTGTACATCCGGTACGCAGTATTGTGAAGACAACGGTTTGACTACTATTAATACTACGGTTACGACTAATACCAACACAAACAATAATACCAATAGTAATACTAATACAAACACTAATACTAATAACAATACAAATGTAAATACTAACACTAATAATAATACTAATGTTAATACTTCAAATAATACTAACGTAAACACCTCGACATCAAATAACACTTCGACAAATACAAACAATAATAACAACGTTAATACTTCGACATCTACATCTAACTCTACTGTAAACTCTACAGTAAATCAGAACGTAAATAACAACAGTAATTCTACTAGTAATAATACAAATACTAATAATAATACTAACGTTAATACATCGACTTCAGATTCTAATGTTACTACTGACAATACTAATACCAATAATAACAATACAAAGTCTGATAATACTAATAGAAATATTAACGAGTCTAACTCTACTCAGACTATTAATCAGAACGTAAAAAGCAAAGCACCTCCTGCTTCTGCTATAGCACCTAGTATTATGTCTTACTCTCAAGACCTCTGTACTGTAGGTCGTTCTGGTGCCTTTCAAGGGCAAGTATTTGGGTTCTCTACAGGAGCTACTGTGACTGACGAGAACTGTGAACGCTTAAAACTTTCCAAGTATCTGTACGATACCGGTATGAAAGTGGCTTCAGTATCTATACTTTGTCAAGACCCAAGAGTATTTAAGGCTATGGAAATGGCTGGTACTCCTTGCCCTTATCAAGGTCAGATAGGTAAAGAAGCAACTAAAGCTTGGGCAGAAAACAAATCTAAAAGACCCGATGCTAAAGAACAAGAAAAACTTTTTATACAGCAATGCACACACGACAGAAATCCTAACAGAGACAAGATAAACAAAGATGTTGTTGGGGCAGTCAAAGTTATTTATACAACTAAAACTAAAACAAAAAGGCAATGCAGAAAAGAATTCTATGCTACGCAGTAGCGTGTCTCTTAAGTCTTAATGTCTTTAGTCAGTATATCTACGAAGGCAATCAGTCTTTAGTAGACCTTACAAACGAATCAAATACAACCAGTCTAAACTCAGGAGACGACCAGCTTTCGTCTGCTTTTAATTTAGATTTTACATTTACTTTTTACGATAAACAATTTACATCTGCTCGTATGGCTACGAATGGTTGTCTTCACTTTGGGTTAGGTACAGGTAATGTAAACTATAATAATTACTGTGGTGATTACACACCTGACCCACTACCACAATACAACTACACACTGTTTCCGTTCTGGACTGACTTGATAAGAGATAACAACTCTAAAATGTTAGCCAAGAACTTTAGTGATAAGACAGTCTTTGGTTGGTACGACATGCGTGAGTATAATCGTAGTAATACTGATAACAGTTTTGAAGTAATACTTTGGACTAACTCTACCTTTGATTTTAGATATGGTGACTTAAATATTATACAGCACGATGTTCTTATTGGACAACAGAAAGATTCAGATACTTACTATCAATACTTGTTTCACGATGAATGTAATACAGGCACAACCAATACTAGCTCTTGTGTAAGTAAGGACTGGAACAGCACTACATCAAATACTTTATTAGAAGCTGGTGGTTCGTTGTATGGTACAAGCGAAACCATTGACTGTAGTAATCCTTTAAATGATGTAAGCTGTGCAGGGTATTGGGAAGCGTATGATGATTTTCAATGTGACCTTGACCCACAGTATGGACCATTCTGTCAAGGCTATCGACAAGAAGAAGATATAGGATACTATCAAGAAGAAGAATACTTTGATTACGGATACGAGGAAGAACTGTTTGACTATGGCTACGAAGAGTATGACATGTATGACACTTTTGAAGAGCCAGAAATATTTGAAGAGTATATCTTTGAACCTGAGTATGATACTTTTGAAGAACCTGAATACGTGTTTGAAGAAGAGATAATCTTTGAACAGTTTCAACCACTTGAAGAATTTGTAGAACCTCTTCCGTTTATGCGTGAAGAAGAAGTCTTTATACCGATTGAAGAGTTGATGATTGAGGAGTTTGTATTTCAAGAAACATTTATTGAAGAAGTGGAGGAGTGGTTTGAGGAAGAGACAACAATGGAAGAAGAACTTGCGTATTCAGAAGAGCCGGAAGAAGAGCTTATTGAGGAGCTGGTTGAAGAAGAAGATGAGGTTATAGAAGAAGAGATAGAAGAAGAACTGGTTGCTGAAGTTTCAGAAAGTGAAAGTTCAATAAGTAAGGAAACAGCGTTACGTGTTGTCTCCTCTACTCTAAGCACAGCTAAGTCTAGTGTTAGTGGAACTACATCAGGAAACTCTATACACGCTACAGGTGGAACGACAGGAGCTTCTAGCGTATCATCGTCTAGTTCTGGTGGTGGTGTAAGTACTAGTAACTCACCTAGTATATCAGAACAATTTGCATCTTCTACTGCACAAAACAATCAAGTGTTAGATATGAGTGCTAGTGTTACAAGCTCTACAAGTGTAGAAGTTGAGACAGTTGAGACAGTTAGTGTCGCAGTTGATACAACCACTACTCAAACTTTACAAAGTCAAATAGATGTGTCAGTTTCTACAGATGCATCAGCCACAGAAGCTGAACAAACTGTAGCCAATGTCATAGCCCAGAACTTACAAGATGCACAAGATGATGTTGAAGCTAGACAAGAAGAGACCGGTGAGTATGGGTCAGAGAATACTATTATAGCTTACATGGGATTTGTTCCTAACTTTAATAACTATAGGTTAGTGACATTACCCGATCAAGAAACATGGTACGAGTCGACAGATATCTATGCCAACAATATGTTGTCAGATAACATCGAAGGCTTTTATCAAATGGCAGGTCAGAGTTTAGAAACTTTGATGGAAATGAGAGAACTACAACCAAAATTATAGGAGAATATTATGGATTGGTTACAGAATAAAACAACACAGTTTATTGCGTTGATGGGTATCATTGGAACTCTTGCAGGGTTTGGTTATACTGGTGCAACCTATGTCAATAGAATTGAGAACTTAGAAACTAAAGCTCAACAAGCTAAAGAAACTGATGATGGTTTAGGTGAGATTGAAAAAAGAATAGAAGCTTTAGAAACTTCTGTGTCTTATATGAACAAGACGATTGATGAAACTATTTTAATTAAGATTGATAGTCAGTCTAACAAAGTCGAAGCAATCAAGTCTGATATGTCAGGTATGAAAGCTGATATCGAAAGTGTTAAGACTGATATCAAAATATTTAAAGAAGAGAATAAGAATCCTTTAGCTGGATAATTACTTTAAAACATTTAACTCTCTTTGAAAATAATTATGTAAGTCTCCCATCTTTGACTTACCGTTACGGAGGATTGTTTTGATTACGTCTCTCTCATCAAGAGGGAATATTTCATCCACCATATCCTCCGGTAACATACTAAACTCTGTAACGATTTCATTGTTACGTGTAAGAAGCACTTTAAAACTTACTAAGTTAGCTTCACTTTTATTAACCATTATCACTCTCCAAGTTTGCAAAGGTTATCTTATCCTGTCTACCCCTTAGTCCTGCTTTCATATAAGAAGTAGCACGACCTTCAAAGAAGTTCTGGTGTTCAACACCCATCACTTCATCTAACCACCCTAGAGGATTCTCACGTTGGTCATAGTTTGTTTTAAGACCAAGCTGTAACAATCTTCTATCTGCTATGTATCTATTGTAAGCATACATATCTTTCTTGGTAAGACCTTCAAGGTCTCCCATATCAAACACTAAGTCTAAGAACTTATCTTCTAGTGTTACCATCTGTCTACAAATCTCGTAGAGTTCTGCTTTAAAATCATCTGTCCAGATATCTATGTTCTCTTGGATAAACTCTCTAAACAATTTAGTCATAGCTTCAACGTGCATAGACTCATCCCGTATAGAGTAAGTAACTATCTGTCCCATACCTTTCATACGCCCAAAGCGTGGGAAGTTTAACAAGATTGCAAAGCTACTGAACAACTGTAGTCCTTCTGTAAAAGCTGAATAAACTGCTAAAGTTTTTGCAATGCTTTTCTTGTCAGACTTGGTTGTCTTAATTTTATGAACATACTCATGTTTGTTAGCCATCTCTTCGTACTCAGAAAAAGCTTTGTACTCTATCTCAGGCATACCAACTGTATCTAGTAATAAGCTGTAGGCATGTTGATGAATTGATTCCATGTTAGCAAACGAACCCATCATCATTCTAGCTTCTGGCTTTCTAAAGATACGCATGTATCTGTCAACATAACCTGCACCTACATCTACATCTGATTGAGTAAACAATCTAAAGATTTGTGTTAGTAAGTTTTTTTCTTTAGGGTCCATCTCTTGCCAATCTTTTACATCTGTATGTAATGGAACTGACTCAGGCATCCAATGCATTTGATTTTGTAATACATAGTAATCAAACATCCATGCATGATCGAAAGGTTTGTAGTAATTTCTTGTATCTAATAAGCTCATTTGTTTTCCTCGTTAAATCTTTTAACTAAATATTTTAAATTTTCAATTACGTATCCTGCGTAATCTTTTGTTTTTGCGAATGGATTATTATTTTCATCACAATAATCTAACCACATCCTACTTGTAAAGCCAGAAAACTTCTGACTAAACACCTTGTCAAATTCTGATTGTTTCATATTAATCCTTTGGTAAATAAACTATTACAGCAGAGTTACATTTAGGACAACTTAAATTAGTTTCCATAATGTATTCATCGTTCTCATCTTCTATGTCGTGATCTCCACCCCATATTAATCTTGTTCCACAATGCCAACAATCCATATCAACCCTCACAAGCTATACACTCAGCATCATCTAATTTAATACGCTGAACTTTAGTGTTTACGTTTTCTGCATTACGAGCAGCATTAGTTCTAAAGTAATACAAAGATTTAAGTTTGTTCATCCCATACCAATGCACATCATTAACATACTGCATATACTCATCGTGTACTTCTTGTGGCTCTGTAGCTGTAGGTATAGTAAAGAAAAGATTAACTGATTGTGCTTGACAAATAAACTCTTGTCGTTTAGCAGCGTGTTCTATAATCCATATCTGATCTATCTCATTAGCAGTCTTGAATATTTCTTTTTCATCATCTGTAAGAATATCAAGGTGCTGTACTGAACCCTCGTTACCTGCAATGTCTTTCCATAAAGCAGTAAGCTCATCTTTCTTTAATCCTTTATCCTTTAGAATTTCTTCTAGGTATTTGTTCTTAACTTGGAACGAGCCTGAGAGAGTTTTGTGCGTATAAACATTAGCCCTGTATGGCTCAATCGAAGGAGATGTCCCACCACATATGATACTAGAAGAAGCATTAGGAGCAACAGCGAGTAGATGAGCATTACGCCTACCACTACCACTGACATCAGGTGACTCACCACGTTCATCAGCAAGTCGTTCAGTTGCTCTAAGCGAATGTCTCTTAATGTGTTTAAATGCTTTGTAATTAAAGCCCGTAGCGAAGATACCCTCAAAAGGAATGCTGCGTGATTGGAGATACGAATGGAATCCCATCGCACCCAAACCCAACGACCTTTCTCGATAAGCTGAGTAGGCAGATTTAAGAAACCCTTCTTTGCCCGGCTTAATATGTTTTTGAAACCTTTTAAAATTTGCATTATATTCTCCTAAATTATCTGTGTCAACAGCGTTATCAATGTAATGTTGAAGAACGTTGTCAAGCATGGTTATTAAATCATCTATAAACATAGGGTTCTCACTCCATTCATCAAAGTATTCTAAGTTTACAGAAGATAAACAACACACTGCTGTTCGTTCTTCATTCGTAGGTAAAGTAATCTCAGAACATAGATTGCTCTGTTTGATTTCTAATCCTAAATCTTTTTGTTCTTTAGGCAATGCTTCGTTACATGTGTCTATATTAATCATGTATGGCTCACCTGTCTCTGCTCTTGCATTGATGATCTGCCACCACAAGTCTCTAGCATTTACAATCTTTGTAGGCTCGTGAGTCTTAGGGTCAATCAATCTAAAGTCTGCATCTTCTTGTACAGCTTTAAGAAACTCATTGGTAAGGTTGATACCGTTATGAAGATTAAGATTCTTCCTGTTGATATCACCACCAGATTCTTTACGCATGTTAATAAACTCTTCAATCTCCGGATGAGATATGTCCATGTATGCAGCATAAGAACCACGTCTTGTAGTGCCTTGGTTAAAGGCTAACATCTGAGAATCAACTACATGCATGAAAGGAATTGAACCAGTAGACTTACTACCGTGAGTAGTAGAAATACCATTACTCCTAATATCTCCCCAAAATCCACCAATACCTCCACCCGAACTTGCCAACCAAATATTCTCGTCATAGTGAGCAGATAAACCATCCCTGCTATCAGGTACATAATTGAGGAAACAGCTAATAGGAAGACCACGACTTGTTCCCCCGTTACTAAGTATAGGAGTGCTAAACATGAACCAACAAGAGGAACTGTAGTGATAAAGTCTTTGAGCCAACTCAAAATCTGTGTGACCTTTGTAGGTTGCTCCGAAGACTGATGCTCTGGCAAACGCTTCTTGTGCATGTGTTTCATTCTCCCATAAGTATCTATCCTTAAGTGTGTCAAGGCTAAACTTATCTAATAGTTTTTCATTGCTATAATTAATCTTTATACCAAGATATTCCTTGATACCTACTTTATCATCTACCACTTGCTCTCTCCTGTTTTAAAGAACTTATCTCTATCATCGTGTATATCAAGCATTATTATACCATAATGTAATATTTTTAGCAAGTCTTTTCTGTTATGTCCATCTTTATTTCCATAACGTTTTGCATACTTTATAATGTTACCCATACAAAAACCCATACCATGTCCTGAGTCAATGATAACATCAGTAGCTTGGTACTTATCAGAAGCATAGTGCTCACCATATGTACCATCAATGTAAGCCTTTAGTTCTTGTATTAATTCATCTTCATTAAATTTATAGTTCATCGTTTCTCCAATCATCAGGTAAAGTATCTTCACTGTACCATCTGAAGTTATTTGTTTCAGCCCATTCAGCATGGGTTCTTTTGGTTCCGTTCTTTCTCATCTTAGCTCCCGGCATAGGAGCAAATGGTTTTTGAAATAAGAATACTAACTCGTAATCTTCTACCATTTCTGTAAAAGATTCTCGTATCCATATATACTTACTGTATTCAGCATAATCCCAGAATCTTCCTTTTGCTTCTAGTAATATTATTTTACCATCAATAGTCTTTACAAAGTCTGGCTCGTAAGTATGCTGTACTACATAGTCAAGCTTATCCCAGTGATGTTTCCAATCTTGTAAAATTGTTTGATGTATATTATATTCCCAAGTACTATCATATCCTTTTGGTACGTTAGTTTTTTTAGGTCTAGGTTTTCTTGGTACTCTTCTAGGCATTTAAGTCTCCGAGTGTCATATTAGGATTACGTTTTACTTGTTTGTAAAACCACCTTAAACTATAAGCACTCAATAGAAACTTGTTGTTAGCAAAGATGTGAGTCTGTTCTGGCAAGAACTCATTAAGATTCTTTCTATTAATCTTCGATGTATCCTCTCCATCTGGAACCATAGTTCTTAACCACTCAATGAGTAGGTCTTCTGCTCTTCGTCTAAGTTGTTTGGCTTTTGTTGAACGCATCTGTTACCTCTATAACGTTAGGGATTTTAGGTGACTTTGTTAAGTACCTATATCCATTTGAATATTTAAATACACGTAAACCTTTACCCTCGTTAGAATCTTTATGGCATTCAAACTTGTGTCGGCAATAAGTACACTCTCTAGGTAGCTGCATGTTACCAGACTTACCATCGGGAACAGGACTATAACATAGTTCTGGTGGTGTTGCTAACTTAACAGCTTTCTTTATATCAGTGATCTTCTTCTTGATATTAGGCTTGTCAAAGTTATCAGGTCTATACAAAGCTAACTCACCTGACTCTTTATTAAGAGCAAGGAAACCACCTTTGTCTGTGCCCTGTGCTTGTTCATACCCAGCAAGTTGAGCCATATATCCAAACATATCATTCTCTGCTAGTGTACCATCTTTAAACTTCTTAAAGGCATAACCAGAAGCTGTCTTGATATCTACTACCTCACCATCAATAACACAATCCATGTGTCCTTTGATACCAGATACTTTGATTTCTTTTTGTTCATCGGTAACATCATGTCCAGATAGCTTGATCAGAAATATAACTATCTCTTCAAGTAAATGTCCATATAAAAACTTAATGAATAAAGAAGGTGGCATCCTCTCCGGAGTACCTTCTGACTTCATATCAAACCAAAGTTGTCGTGACTTCCTACCTATGTTAGACATACGTAAGGTTGCATCACCTCTTGGTTCAGGATGAGACCACTTGTAAAGTATCTCTTTCATAGACTCACCAAACTGTTCAATGCTGTCTGGGTCTAGATCAATGTGCTCACCATCAGCAAGTACACCTATCTTATTATATATATCTTCGACTAATGTGTCAAGGGTTTTTGTTTTATTTTTAGAAATTAAATTCGCCTTGTTTGGCATTAGCTACCTCCTGTATAATAGTTTTATTTTTTCTAACGTGTGGCATGTAATCTCGTTCTTCCCATGTTTTAATACTGTGACAGTTTTGACAACGTACTTCACACTTTCTTATTTCATTAAACAAATCTTTAATATACTGTCTATTTTTTATTTTATCAGTAGGGGTAATACGACATACTAAAGTGCTCATATTGGCTCCACTTTTAGCAGCATCTAATAATATTGTTTTATCTTCTCTTACTTTATGGTCAAAGCAAAGTGCTTTTGGATGTTTATTGTAACCACAATCTATACATCCTTTACTAAGTTTATATTTATTAATCCGTCTGTATCTATTATCACGAAGATATTTTCTGTATTCATCACTAGTGAGTGTCACTCCAATTACCTCCTACTTTATATTCGCCATCCATTGGACAGCGTAGATTAAAATGTTCACCTGCTTCTATAATACTTTTTACTGCTAACTCTCCAACAAAATCTGCTTGAGATTCTTTGACTTCTATCTGCCATTCATCGTGGATGTTAGCAACAAATCTATAATCAATTGTATTAAGTCTTAACAAACTATCTAAGTTGACTAATGCTTTCTTCATTAAGATTGCACCTGCTCCTTGAAGTAGTGTGTTCAAAGCTGAGTGTTTGTTTCTTATGTATAGCTTCCTACCATCTAATCCTTTGAGGTAATTTTTTGAAGCTGCTCTGTCAACTCGTTCCTTAAGAGACTTGTATGTTGGGAGACTACTAAGAAAGCGTTCTCGCAACTTCTTACCTTCTGCTCTGCTTCCTTTAATGATGCTTCCAATCTTCTCATCTCCTGCTCCGTAAACGAGTGCGTAGATGAAAGTTTTAGCCTGATCTCTTGATTTAAGTCCAGCAAAGTTTTTGTTAGTCGTGTGAATGTCTCCATTAATAATTTCATTTATGTACTCCTTATCATCCATGTAATGTGCTAACATGCGTAGCTCTAATCCACTTGCATCTACACCTACAAGCTTATGTCCTTCTGGTACAGTCCAACAGGCTCGACATTCTTTACCATAAGGACTATGAACAGAGGGAACTTGTGCAACATTAGGATTTCTATGTGTCATTCTTCCGGTGATAGTACCGTTGGGAATAACAAAACCGTGTATTCTACCATCATCCTTGACAGCTTCTACCCACGAATCAATCTGAGCTATACGCTTTTGCAGTAATAAAAAATCTGCTATAAGTTTTGCTTCATGGATATGGGTTATCTTAGATAATGTTTTTTCATCTACAATAGGTTGACCAGTAGGTGTAAATCTATCTGGCTTCCAACCAAAGTCTATAAGATATTCTCCAATCTGTTTACGAGAACCAAGATTAAACTCTTGTAAAGTTTGTCGCATAAAAGGATTGAAGTTGTTGGTATCTAAACAACGTTGATATTCTTCATCAGTCATACCACGCTTAGATAGATTGCCATCTTTCTTGATGTAGGGTGTGACCTCTTTTGTGTCTACCCATTTAGGTTTAAACGTTTCATGTACTTCTTCTTCTATCAGTTGTTTCTTTTCTCTAAGCTCTGCTAACAAACTTAATGCTGATTGCATATCAAAAGCAAAACCATCTTGCTCTTGTTGTTTCATAATCTTAGCAATGCCTTGTTCAATATCAATTGACTGAGGTGAAAAACCTTTTGATTCTTTGCGAAGTTCTTGTAGTACTCTAGTGTTTAACTGTACATCCCGTACACAATAGTTTAACATATCAGTAGAGTAATTAAGATAATCTTCAAACTCAATCTTAGGATAGCCTAACTTGTATCCCCAAGTCTCAAGGCTGTGACCACCATCACGTGTTGGATTAAATAGTCTGGATAAAACTAAAGTGTCAATAAGTTTTTTATCACTAAGCTTTACTCCTCCAAACTTTTCCACAACTGGAATATCAAATCCAATAATGTTATGACCAATTAGCCTATCTGCTGTGGTAAGAAACTGATACCCTTCTTCTAACTTATTAGGTGGGAACTTAAATATCTCACCTGAGTCAGGATTCTGGGCAACAATACACCATACCTTTGTGGCATGAATATCATCTGTTTCTATATCAAATACTAAATCCATTAAAAGCCTTCATCCCCAGAGTTATCAAACTCTATATCTTCGTTAGTTAATTCAGATAGTCTACCAGTTTCTGCATCATAGATAACTCTAGCTGCCATACCTACATCACCTGTGTATCTTGATTTAAGTACACGTAGTCTTGTAGTCCTAGCTTCATCGGGGTCGTCTGATTGTTGATTACGTTCTAATGCAATAACACAATCGGATAGTTGACCAATACTATTAGAGCCACGTAGATGAGAGAGACTTACTTCAATACCATTCTCGTGTCCTTTGTTTCCATCGACACGTCTGAGATGTGATACAAGTATAATCCCTGCACCAGTCTCTTCAACTAAACTTCTAAGTCTAGTCATAATAGAATCAATGGCTCGTCTCTCATCACCTTCATGTACTGCACTGACTAACATATGTAAATGATCTACGACCACCCACTTACAGTCACATCCAATAATCATAAAGCGAAGCTTAGTAAAGATATCATCAATGTCGTTGGTGCCAAAGTGTGAGTGAACCCATACTCTGTTTTTATTCTCACCATCGTACAAGATGTCAAACATCTTATCAAGTTCTTCTTTAGAAAACTTCTCACGTTCTTGGTCAATGTATAACCTAGCGTTAGCTTCAATAGAAAGTATACCATCAATGGTACGTCTCCAATCTTCTTCTAATGCTATGATACCTACGTTGTCTTGTGTTTGTTTCACAAGCCAATGCTCTAGTTCTCTGGTTACACTAGACTTACCAAGTCCTGTTCCACCTGTAAGAGTTACAAGCTCACCTTGTCTCAAGCCATACAGCTTTTTGTTGAGTCCTTCATAAGGATAAGGTATGCTTTGTTTCTTCTCACGATTGTGAAACTTCTCACGTTGCTCTGTAACATTGATAACACCGGATGGTGTATAAACTTTAGCAGACCACCAAGCTTCAACGAAATCCTTATGTCTATTAGACTTAAGCATATCGTTAGGGTCTTTAAACCCATTGGGAAGTGTGAGTATCCTAGCCTTTCCGGGCTTGAAAAGTCTTGCAACTTTTACTGCTGCATCCTTTCCTGCTTTATCATTATCAAAAGCAACGATCACGTTTTCAAAGTTATCAAAGAACTCCAAGCTCTCCTTGATATCTCTTACTGCACCTTGTGCTCCACGCTTGATGGATACCACAGCCCACTTACTACCAAGTAGTTCGTAAGCTGCCATAGCATCACACTCCCCTTCGGTTATGGTGACGTACTTGCCACCCTTAAACAATTGCTGACCAAACAATCCGGTGTCATTGTAACTACCTTGTACAAAGAAATCTTTAGTAACAGAATTTCTGCACTTGGTAGCTGATAGTTCATGTCCATTGTAGTATGGATAGAAATGTTTAATGACCTGACCCTTAAGGTCTTGAACAGCTTTAACCCCAAACTTCTGTGCAGTTGCTTGAGATATTTTTCTGTCAGTCAATGCAATGAAGTTACCTTCACTCACATTGTCAGGTTGTTTAGGTTGAATTGTTTCTGTTTGTGTCATAGTTTTTCCGTTACATGCTTGTTCATAATTAGGCATAAATTCTCCACAACTAAAACACTTTGCCGAACCATCTTCATTGATTCCTACAGCATCACTGCTTGGACAAAGTGGGCATGGTTGTTTCAACTTATCCCAAGTTTTCTCATTCATGTTAGCCCTCCTCACAGACTATGTTTCTTTTTTTACTTTCGATTCATCCTCGATAGTTTCTGGGTCATCGCCAACGAACTGCCCCTTATCATTTCTGGCACGTTCTGTTTCAACGATTGCTTCGTCTCTATCTTTGAGCAACTCTTCTAAGTTGGCTCGATGTGTACGACTTGCAAAGTCTAAAGCTTCTATGATAACTTGTAAGTTACCAACTTTCTGTACTATAACAGTAGCTTCTTGCTTTACTCCATCATCGTTGATGTTATTAACATCATATGAAGTTGTCCCATCATCATTATTAATAGTAATAATCATTTAGAATTCCTCGTTATCTGATTCACCTTCGACATACTCTACCAAGTTCTCAACCTTTACAGCCATAAGTTCAGCGAACTGACCATAATCATTCTTGTAAGGTTTGATCTTGACAACAACTTCTGAACCATTACCTACGCTAACATCTAGATCAGCACCATCATTGTCAACAAGTTTAGGTGCAGCATTTGCAGTACCATCATTTCTTGTGGCTCTCTTACTGAAAGTAAATGCCGGTTCATCATACTTAGGCTGTCCTGATCTGTCTCTAACTTGATTAAGACCTATGCCTTCAAGTTTAGATGCAGTCTCAGGGTCTGTAAGAACAGTCAACCCATACTTGTGAGGTTGGAACCTCGTGTTTGGCGATGTGATATTAGCCCACATTGCCTTACCTTTTACATACTCATACATATTATTTCCTCCATCGGTTTGTATTAAGTGCACACATTATATCATACTTTTGTATGAAAGTAAAGTGTTTGGTTAAAAAAGTTAAGCCGGTTTTAGAGTGGCACAAGACCGGAAACTTGTAAATATTATAAGTTAAATAAAGGAGGGCAAAACTTCTTATAATATACCTTCGTATTAATCCCTAATAGCAGTGAGTATCTCTTCCCAAAATGTTAATGGAGTATCGTTAAGTCTTACCTTAAAGGTATCGTCTAACTTCTCCACCACATGCCCTACATTTGGATAGTGTTCCGTCATATACAATCCAAACTTCCTATACTCATCACGAGTAAGTATCTCTGTATTGTATTGATCTCTTTCTGCTAAGTAGTTCATCTTAATAAGCGTGTATTATAACACAAGTTACTATAAAAAGCAACCCCTAAATGTTAATTGTGAACGGTAATGTACAACCTGTAATAGTTATAGGATTATCAAACTCTAAATCCATTACATAATTAAGTGTAGCTTGTTTAACTTTGTTAGGTATCTTACCATCGTATTGAACATTAACTACATTACCATTAAATAAATCATAGATCACTGTAAACTTTAATGTTCTTTTAATTATAATGTTTTCAATGTAATCACCATAAGGTTTAGCTGACTTAACCTTTGGACATACAACAGGTTCTGGCTCTGGCTCTGGCTCTGGTATTATCTCTGGCTGTCCTAATACTTGTGTACCTGTAAGAACACCTAGTCCGGCATTGACACCTAGCTCTTCAGTAGGTTCTGGCTCTACAATCTCTGGCTCAATTACTGACTGTGTATTTAAGCGTTCATCTAGATCATTTAAGATACGATAAATTTCTGCGTTAGTTTCTTCCATGTTATCTAATCTATTGGATAACTCAACCAAAGAATTACGATAGCTTTCTCTGGTAGACTGTATCAAGTCTGCATTTCTATTTACGCTTTCGAACTCTTCGCTGAGAGACAGGAAAGATTTGTTTAACCTTGTAAGTCCTGCTTTGTTTTCAGATATGTTATCCACTGTGATGTTGACTGAGCTAACCATAGCAACCATCATTGCTATCATTACTGCTCCAAATATTATTTTAAATTTCATTTTATGCTACCTCCTGTGTAGTCCACCATGTAGGTTTAGCTCTGTTCTGTTCCCACTTGGCATAGTGTTTTTCATTTATTACATATCTACGATACGCAACGATTGGGTCTTTGTGTTTATACTCCTCCGGCATAGCCTGTGCTAATGGTGTCATATCACCAATGTTTATATTAAGTGGTAGTTGCATAAGAGGTGTTGATAGTTTATCAAAACTTAAATGCGATCTACCATATCTGTGACTGTACTCAATGGACAAGGCGATGAAGTGCCGATACAACCATTGATAGTTAGAACTAGATTCTCTTGCCCAGATAGTGCAAGGATGATTCTTGTATGCAGCTTTGTAAAGTCCTTGCTTGTCTGCCCACTCATCACCATCCAGTTCTCTATGTGCTGTGCATAACATCTGTGCTGTTTCCAGTGGCATCTTGACTAGCATCTTATCTGGCTGTGCTAGTGCTGATTCAACTGGACATTCATTAAAATAAAATATGTTCATTAAGCTTCTCCAATTAAAACAACTTCACCATGTAGTTCATATCCACTTTGTCCTGTGTTAGCTACATCAATTCTATCTATCCAATAATTTTCTAAATTGTAATCATCACTAAAAGGTTTATTCTCTAACACTCTAACAAATAAACTTTTATCTTTAATATTTTGTAAAGTATCTATTAAATCTTGTACTGTCATTTACTCATCCTCAATTTGAAATGCTTCATTAAGATGATACAGTAAGTCTGCTAGTGCATGTACCTCTTGGATATCTATCCCACCATACTCAAACAAACTATTAGTACCTTGTTTAGCTTTACGATAGTTATTTTTTATCCATGTTAAATTTCTTTCTTGAAGTTTAACTGTTATTATTTTCTCTTTCATTTACCTTGCCCTCTATATTTTTTTAAGTTGGCTTTCTTATTCTTGTTCATAGTAGAGGTGCCAACGTTACCTCTACCTTGACTTGTCTTCTTACCCCTGCCTTGTGTAGCAGAAGTATATGTACTCTTAGTCCATGTCTTCGCCATACCTATTCTCCTCTATCGTTGCTCTGCGTTTGTCTCTGTACTCTGTAACCCTTCGACCATCAGCATAGTCAACTGTTTGTTTATACCATAACCCATCTTTGTATCTGGTGTCAATAGCTATGATTTGTTTAGCTTGTTTTTCTAATTCAAGTATCTCTCTTTGCTGTTCAACAGCTTCATAAAACTCAGTCATAGTGTAGTGCTCCTAATCATAAACCCCAACCAAAAACCAAAACACATTCCTGTAAAAAACATTTTATGTATCATCTTTTTCTTTCTCCTTTTTATTTTTAATTTTCATTAACTCATCCCACTTATAAAACTTCTTAGTCTCTGCATCCCAGAAATTACCACGCTGTACATGTGAAGGAACATGTGGTTTAACTTTATCTTCATCAAGTAAATGCATGTATAAACTTGTCATTGCTATCAGTAAAACAAACCCGACCACTACCAATATTATTTCCATACTCTATCTCCTATATAGATTTTTCAAAGTTACTACTACTTGTAATACTTTTAAACTTAACACCCAATAACTTATGTATCCGATCCTCAAACAAACTCACTTGATTCATTATCTCAGCTTGTTCACGTGGTGTAGCGTTTGCAAATCCCTTATCCATATGAACCTCTGGACTATCAAACAAACCCATCAAGTAATCAGACACTTGGTGTTTAGCATACACTTTTGGTGTGACTTTTTTATTATTATATTCTATCATTACTATCCTCCTTTATAAAGTTTTATAAATACTAATATAAATTATTAATATAATTAATTATTAATTTAATTAATGTTATAATATGTATAAGATTATATCACAAAAATAAACAGAAGTCAAATTGTGTTACGAATCTGTGACATACAGTAAAATAAATAAAAATATTAGTATGATTGGTAAAAAATATATACTCATTCTACTCCTCTCTAAGCATAGGGTTAATTAAAAGGTAGGGCATACCCTTAGTACCTAAAAGAACGTGCAATACACGAAGCCACATGCTCTTCTACAAGCATGTTTATCTCCATCTCTGATAGAGAATCTAAGTCTCTACGATTTATGACATAAGCATGGGTAGAATCTAGCAACAAATGTTGAGTTATACTTGTTAATTTACCATACAAATTTCCAAAGTCTCTGGCTAAAATTTCCTCAACTCTGGAATGCCATGTACCTTTTTCTATTCTTTGCATTCTATATCCTCCAATATTTGAGCAGACATTTCATCATCTTGCTCTTGTTGTTTAACAAAGTCTAACCACTCTTGACTGTTCTTGTCAACAGTATCAAACCATTCTCTAAATACTTTACTCATCTTCGTCCTCCTTTTTAAGTATCGTTAAGCCATCCATTAATATCTTTTCTTTGACGTGTTCTCCAAAGCCTATGCACTCATCATCCTCATCATAAGCTACAGTCCAGACTTCTAACCTAAGTTTACCATCTGGTATATCATCAACCTCATTAGTCACTCGCACTTCAAACTCTGTTCCAGCCCATTCAAAGTGTAAGCAATCAAAATAACTATGGTCTAACCATTTATATTTATTACTCATATCATCCTCCTTTTTAAAATTGGTGCTAGTTTTACAGGTCTAGCAACTGTGTCCTTCCTTACTCGGACAAATTTGTAGTTAGTGTATGGTGGTATAGTTCTCATTTACTTTTATCCTTAACACGCACTTCAGACATATAAGACCAGTGGGATTTTACAAAGGCTCACTCCTAACTACAAAACATATCCTATCATATCAATGTGTCATTTGTGTGACATCATTGTGACAGTTCTGCAATATCTATTCTTCTCCTATCAAAGCGTTAATATCTTCTTTACAAGTTTGTAAACGTGCATTTATTACAGCGTTTAACTCTCTTATAAAGTCTAGTTCTTTCTCTAGTCTTTCTAGTTCTTCTGCTCTATTCATATCATCTCTCCTCTGTTGTTAGATTTACATCATCAAATTGTATATCATCTACATACAATAGTTTATTTTTGACACCTTTGAGATTGATAAGGATAGATTTTGTTATCACTCCTCCTGCTCTGGTAGGTGCATCATCACACTGTATTTCTATTTGAACGTGGTCGTGTTCACCTGCTTGGTAATCATCGTTAGTTGTGTTAGCTTTCGTGTGTACTATCGACACCATAGTCGCTTCCTCAATGTTGATGGTCTCTCCAAAGTAGTCGTTCAATTTCATTTCTTTTATCATACTCTTCCTCCTCTTTGTATGTTTCAGTTGTTTCTGGATTGGTGTCAATCAAGGGTGCATCTGCATAGTGTTGATCGACAACCTCGTTTATTATATCATCTTCCATACTTATCTCTTTGTTATCAAGCATAGGTATCTGCTTTCCAAGAAGTTAAAGACAATACCTCTACTTGTTTTGTAGATAGCTCTGTTATCAACCCTTGATAATCGCTTGTTGTTAGCAATCCTAAACTTCAACCCCAACAAATTCACGTGATGGAATTTCTTGTTGCTGTTATACTTATCACTAAATGTTTTTACATTTATCATATCATTCACTCCTAGCTATTACGCTAATTGTATTACATTAATTACAAAGCCGGATGTATCTTGCCTAGCTTTGCCCTTTGCTTTCAGACCAACCACGCTATTTGGTTCGTCTAGAAATCTCATATCGTGGGTATCCCCATCAATAACTTTTAGTCCTTTGAACATACTCGGTAGTACTTTATTCTTGAACACTACTGCTTTGTTGTTCGGTACTTTGTCAAACATCTTGGCATACTTGTCATTGGCTTCACTGTAGCTCCATGTCAAGTGATAGTTCGGTATATGATCTATCTTCCTCGTGGGTATCTTGGTATAGTCATAAAACTGTACCTCTGGGAACATGGCAAAGATGTTTTCATATCCATCAATCTCTATGTACTCCCATTGTATATCACTAGTCCCATTTAATCTTATCGCTGGTCGCTTGTCCTTACGCTGACAAGCTCGGATGAATGTATTGATATCCTTGACTAGCTGTTGCATAAATTCGTCTCTATCGTTTAAGAATAGATCGGTTTTCTTTTGCCTAGCCTTTTGGATACTTGGATACACTCCACCAAGTCCAGCAGTATTTAAACAAGCATCCTTGCACTTGGCTATGTCTTGATATGGACATATCTTGGTGCTGATTGGTCTAAGGTGCATAATGCAAGACCAATATTTTTCTGATACTTTATTACTCTTATCAATTTTTGGATTAGAGTTTACGCTTAATAATTTATATCCCATAGTTCCTCCTTATTAATTTGGATACAGCATCAAGGTTCCTGCATCGTATGGCTCATAGAACCATCCTGCATCCTCGATTATTTTTAATAGGTCTGGATGTACACAATCATCCTCCGAACATCCTTGCTCATAGGCTAGGTAGTGTTCGTATAATAATCGTTCATAGTCTAGAGAGCCTTGAAATGAATACTCACTCCCTCGAATCCAGATACCAGAGCCACCATCAAATTCCTCTTTGGGTGTTGCGTTTGCAATAGGTATTAATCTATTGATTTTATTTATTAGATGTCCTTGTTTCATAGGCTCATTCTCCTTGCTCGTAAAAGCGATTGTATGCTTCAGCTTCAGCATCAGCAGGTGTATATCCTTGCATAAGTAGTTCCTCGTACAAGTCGTTTAATATTTTATCGTTGTCCATAATTTACCTCTTACGTATCTTGACTGTATAAATACCATGTATCAAATATTTTATCTGATAATTTTTTTATAGCAGTTCTTGGTTTAAATCCTTCCTCTTTTAAAGCTCGAACCACATTTTTATGATCGTCTTTAGATTGAGTTATATAAAGTTTAATATTACCTTTATCAATTCTTATTATTTGTGAATACATATTACCTCTTTTTTATTTTTAAAACTAATGCTAGTTATTTGTATCCATCAACTAGCAACTGGAAATTTTCTATATAATCGCAATGATGTCTATATAGATCGGGTGAGTTTCTTGCAGGTTATTTTAAATTTTCTATACGCTGGAGTTTCTCAATTTTCCCTTGACATAGCAGTATTTTATTTTGCCCGAGTCTTATATGTGCTCGGCTCTTTTAAGCTATGACTGTCCTATAGTCTGAGTCACTCGCCTACAAGGGCTATCTAACTCAATATAATGTAATTCTAAGTCAATACTAAATCTCAATCAATAACATAATTCAGAAATTTAGTAGAAAGTTTTACGAATTATGAAGCTATTCTGTAATGCTTTAAAATCGTTGCTGGATTTCTGCAAATATTATGACTATCAAAATAGTTGTAATACTCTTTTGAAATCCCCTTTTCACTTTTACCAATTGCTGTAAGTTTAATTTCCTTATCAGCACTATTATAAAATGAAGCTCTTTTTACTTTATTACGCTGGTTTTGAGTTAACCCTTCAGCTCTCTCACCTGTACGCCTATCAATATAGCGATATTGTAGCCTTCCAGATTCCCAGCAAGTAAAGGCTTCATAATTATCTTTATTAAAAGACATAATGCACCTTTTCTGGTTTTACCTATCTGCTTAATTGCACTCGGTATGGAATCTAAGTTACAGATCAATTGTGACAATTGTGTGACAGTTATGTGAACTTTATGTGAACTATTGTGACAATTATGTGACATACTATATAAATAACTTATAAAGCTTTATAAAGTTTATGAATATATGGATTTCCATACAGCATCAATGTGACAATCGTGTGACAAGACTGTGACAATATTGTGAAATATATAGGCTTCTCAGAATGCCCTGTATGAAGTTTATTTGATTTTTAGATGCTGTGGTATTGGTTAAGCATTGGGAAGCTTAGAATGGATATGGTGAAACCTTTATAAAGTAGACTTATAATATATTATATTTATAAGACTTTATAAGGGGCGTGAATGATATAAACTAGATAAATTTTAAAAGCTTGTAAAATTTTACAGATCACTAACATATAAAAACTTTATAAAGCTTTATAAGTGCAGTGAATAATTTGTGAAGCTTATAACACTTTATAAAGTGGGCTTATGTTTCTGATATACTGTACGTTTATACAGTATTGTACGTTTGTACAGTGGTAGGCAGGAGCCACCTAGCCCCCTACCCCCATATATATAAAACATATACATTTTAGGAAGATTTAGAATATTAACCAGCCCCCTAACTTTACAAAGGTTTCGGCATGTTTGATATATTATTTTGAATAAGTCTAGAACGACTAGGATGGGTTAGGTTGGGTTATGTTATATATATAACTGGGGAGAACCTTACAATTCTATTGTACACATTTTTTACGAGTTTGTCAAGTCATTTGCGAAATAAAGTAAAAAACTTTACAAAGGCTTGACAAATTTGTAATATACCTCTATAATACCTACATGGCAACCAATTATTTAGCTGAAACAAAAGACAGGAATCTTACTGAAAAGCAGGAAGCGTTCTTGGGTCACCTCGTAGATACAGGAGGAGACTTTAAAAAGTCAGCCGAACTTGCAGGTTACTCCGGCAATCACTATCAAGTACTAAAAAGTTTAAAAGAGGAAGTAGTAGATTTAGCCCAAAACGTACTTGCAAGGGAAGCCCCTACAGCAGCGTTCAAGATTATAGAGGTTTTGAAGTCGGATAAGCCGATACCACAAGCCAACTATAAGCTACAAGCTGCACAAACTATACTAGATCGTGTAGGGGTTAGTAAGACAGATAGAATAGATGTTAATCATAATACCGGTGGTGGTATATTTATTCTCCCAGAGAAAAAGGCGATTGACATTACAGAAGGTGACTATGAAGATATTTCTGACTGAGATCGAAGCCTACGGTACGACCTTTGCAGGTCCTAACATCGTAGCTTCATCTTATGAGAAAGCAGAGATAGCTGCAGCCCAGAACCATTTAGTGGTTGTAGGTGAGTTAGACAGCATCTATGTGGATGATGATCTAGAAAAAGAATACTTAAATACTATACCAAAAGAAGAAGATAGGACGATACACTGATGTTATTAGAACGATTACAATTTAGAAAAGGTGCTAGAGTTTTATATGGAGACGGAGGTAGAGTATTATATGATTTTTATAAATTTGGTGGAAAAAAATTAGGAGTTACAGGTAAAGATATTGAAAAAGCATATGGAGATGCTTTAACATATACAGAAGATTGGTATAAAAATAAATATAATGAACCGTTTTTACCTACAGACTGGTCAACAAAACAAGGAAAAGAAGTAGATAATGCGGGAGAAATTTTTACACATGTTTTAAGTGCGTATCGATTTGGTGATTCTAAATTAAAAAGAGCAGCAGTTCAAGCTAAAGATTTAAGCCAAGCAGTTACACATTTATCTAAAGATGAATTTGGAGATTATTTAAATAATAAAGTTGGTTTTACATTACGGGATAAATATCCGGATAGTGAAAAAGATGCAATGAACGAATTAGAACAGTTAATAAATACAAAAGACAAAAGATTATATTTTAAAAATAAAAGTGACGAAGAAAGAATACAACGTAAAAAAGGTGGCAAAGCTAAATCCACCGTCAACAAAGCAGGTAACTATACCAAGCCCGGACTACGTAAAAGAATATTTCAACGTATTAAAGCTGCTGCTTCACACGGTACTGCAGCCGGTAAATGGTCTGCACGTAAAGCACAAGCACTAGCCAAAGCTTATAAGAAAGCTGGTGGAGGATATAAGTAATGTTAAAGAAACCACAAGAGTCCCTAAAGAAATGGGGCGAACAAGATTGGGGTACTAAGTCTGGTAAGAAGTCTAGCGATACAGGTGAAAGATATTTACCCAAGAAAGCTAGAGAAGCCTTAACTTCAGAAGAATATTCAAGAACATCAGCAAAGAAAAAAGCAGATAAAGCTGCCGGTAAGCAACACTCTAAACAACCTAAGAAAATTGCAGAGAAGACAGCCCGATATAGAAAAAACACGGGTGGTTTAACAGATGCAGAAGTTATTAATATGGTTGAAGATAAGTCTTGGTTTAAAAGAGCTACTCAACCCGGTGGTGATAAATACAAAGGAAAACATACACTTCTAACAAGATCATCCGATGTAGACAATAAAGAATATTTATACCCTACTATTAGAGAAAAAAATGGTAAGCTTGTCCAGTTGTCTGATGATGATGCTTTAAAAGAAGCAATGTTGAAAAAAGATTACATTGTATTTGAAGGAGATAACAGAATAGAACAAGCTACAGCAGCATCTGAAAAGATTAGTGATTTAATTATACCAATGAGACAAATGAACAAACAAATGACAGAAGGAAGACTTCCACTTAAAAAGGGTGGTAAAGCAGATGGTAGATTAAAACGAGCAGGAGTCAGTGGTTATAACAAACCCAAGCGTACTCCCAATCATCCTACTAAATCACATATTGTTGTAGCTAAATCAGGTAGTACAATTAAAACTATCAGATTTGGACAACAAGGAGCTTCAACAGCAGGTAAACCTAAAGCAGGTGAGTCTTCTAAAATGAAGAAAAAACGTAAATCATTTAAAGCTCGTCACGCTAAGAACATTGCTAAAGGTGTGTTGTCTGCAGCGTACTGGGCTAACAAGGTTAAGTGGTAATACGAATAGTTAGTTTAGTTTTGTTAATAAGCTGTGTAAATACATCAAACAACAATGAGTTTGAAAAGTGTAAAGACATTTATTATGCTGCTTATTCTGAAGAAATAGTATTAGAAGAATGGCATAAATGTATGCAAGGAGAAGATCATGGGTAAACAAATAGGCAGTGACGAAAAGCCAATAACATTTAGATCACCCATCTATAAAAATACGCACGGAAGTAAAGGTGCTAATCCTAGACCCGGATTCTATACACAAGATTATAGAGATAACTGGGATAGAATATTCGGTAAAAAGAAAACAGAGGATAGTCCAAAAGAGGACTAGGAGAACAACAATGACAATGATTAAGAGATGGTTAGAAAAAATAAAAAACTTTCTAGCTCCAAAAAAACAAACAACCAAGAGGAAAACAAATGTTAAAAGAACTACTAGAAAAAAAAGTAAATAGTCTTATTAATACAAATGAACTTACAGACATGCAAGTCTGGGGTGTCATGTGTGGTATAGGATTTATATCAGCTTTTATAATTATGTGGATTATTTAAAATGAATATGGTTCCTGATGGTTATATTAAACGGACAACCTCTACCATACCATTCGGGTATGAGTTTGATGAGGTTACTGGATTTCTTAAACCTATAGAAGAGGAACTAGAAGCATTACAGATTGCTGAAAACATGATAGTCAACGAAGAGGTATCACTTCAGGCTGCATGTGATTGGTTAGAATATAAAACCGACAGAAGAATTTCTACTCCCGGTCTCAAGAAACACGTAGATAAAAAATATGGAAAACGAAACGAAAGACTGGGAGAGGAATCCTCATCTCTACTTGCAAGATGATGATGGTAACTTTGTCTTAAAGAAAGACGGAACTCCTAAAAAGAAAGCAGGTCGACCTAAGACCAGCACCGAAAAAGCTATCAAGGCTGCACGTGCTACGGTAGGTCGTAAACAGCGTAACATTAAAAAGCTTGAAGCCAAGCTTAACAACGCTAGACAATCGTTTAAAAAACAAAAAGAAACAATTCAAAAACTTGACAAGACTGTAGAAGGTCCTGTCACCACAGATGAACTTGACAATCTTCCCAAAGCTGTACAAGAAAATCTAGACAATCACAAAGTATTATTCCACGCTAACGAAGGTCCACAGACAGACTTCCTTGCTGCCGGTGAGAAAGATGTGTTGTATGGTGGAGCTGCCGGTGGTGGTAAATCTTTTGCTATGATTGTAGACCCACTCAGATATTGTCACAAGAAAGCTCATCGTGCTTTAATTCTCAGACGTTCTATGCCAGAACTTCGTGAGATGATTGATAAGTCTCGTGAGTTATACCCTCAAGCTTTTCCCGGTGCTAAGTTCAGAGAAGTTGAAAAGCTTTGGAACTTTCCAAGCGGTGCAAAGGTTGAGTTTGGATTCCTTGAGAGAGATGCAGACGTATATAGATATCAAGGACAAGCATATAGTTGGATAGGCTTTGATGAGATTACTCATTTACCCACAGAGTTTAGTTGGAACTATCTTGCTTCACGACTTAGAACAACTGACCCAGAAATAGAAACATATCTTCGCTGTACTGCTAATCCCGGTGGCGTTGGTTCTCATTGGGTAAAGAAAAGATACATAGAACCTTCAGAACATAATACCAGTTTTCAAGGTGCAGATGGTTTAACACGTAAGTTTATTCCAGCTAAGTTAGCTGATAACCCATATCTTGCAGAAGATGGTGTATATGAGCAAATGCTTAAATCTTTACCACCGATTCAACGAAGACAATTGCTTGAAGGTAACTGGGATGTAGCAGAAGGTGCAGCTTTTGTAGAGTTTGACCCACTACATCATGTGATTACTCCGTTTGAATTACCTTTACACTGGGAAAGAGTTAAAGCAGTTGACTATGGATATGCTGCAGAATCCTGTTGTTTATGGGGAATAATGGACCAAAATGACGGAACTTTAATAATTTATAGAGAATTATACA